TCCGGACCGGGGGTCTCGAGTAAAGTAAAAGCTTTCGACAGCTTTTCGGCTAATTGCGCGGGTGGGTAGTAGTTGTCCATGAGCTTCCCCTTCAATGCCATTTTACGTATCCTGTAATGGGTTGGCTTCCGCCCCATCCTCAAAATTTCGCGGAGGTTAGGGACACATCCCCGAACAGGGGGGTCGATCATGTCATATTTTTTGACGACCAAATCTGGGTTCAGATCGAATTGGTAAAACGAAAAAATATTACGTAACCACCCCCCGATATGGATGAGTTTTTTATCGGGATTGTTCAGAAAAGCGGTCATGTCGAACTGGGGGACCTGGACCTCGGTTGGGTGGACCATCACGTAGATGGGGACGTCCTGGATCCCCCGGACCTGAAACGCCTCGTCAAAACAACATTTTAAGTAGTAGGAGAGAACCACGATCCCACGGCATGTCTTCAAACTTTCGACAAATTCGGGGCAATCTAATAATACCTTGTTGTTATACTCGCTAAAATCCTCGTCGAAGGTATGGTGAACAAAGCCGATCCACGGTTTCCGGTAGGGTATGACCCCGATGTACTTATAGATGTCGCGTTTCCAGTGGAACGTGCGATCCACATAGAGGTCGAGGAGTAGGGGGGCGTCGGAATTGTGAAGCGGTATCAAGTTCTCAAAGACATGAGCCCAACCGGAGCGATGGGCCCCCGATTGGTCGTTCTGATCAATATAACCAATGTTGAAGAGGCCGTCGGGGTTATCCGGTAGCTTAGGTGGGGGAGTGCCGTTAATCCGGTAATGTTGGAGAACCCATTTCCACTCATTCTTATACTGGTAAGAGGGGGAAAACATCTTTTCACTCAGACCATGATTATATTGAGAATCGATGTTACCGGTCAAAAAGTAGCTGACCACACAGACCGCGATGTTTTTGAGAACGGGATCGATAATGTTACGGAAATCGTCGACCTGGTTCTCCGCTGCAAAGGCTTGTAACCTTTCGTAGATGGCGTCGATGTGTTCGTCGTCGGTTTCCACTGTCTTTGCACTATAAAGGGGATTGATCGTCGTCCCAGTCGAAAGGGGCGAATGATAATTATCGTAAATATCGCCCGCATTGGGCACGGGGGGAGGGATCGTGTCGCCGTCGTTTTCGGAGCTCCTGGTTATAGTTAATGTGGAGGGGGAGAACAATACGGATTCTAACATCGCACTTTGGCTCTTATAGTAGTTCCGGAATTGATCAAACTGCCCGGATAAGAGTATTTTACCCCGGGTATGCTGGCGTACGCAACCCAAGAAGGTCATCATCATTTTTTTTGGGTTGAAGGAGACAGGTAAATCCTTTTCATTTTTTTCAAACACATACTCGTGGGTCCATCCAATGTCCAACAGGATATTACGAATCTTTTTCGTGGTGTAGATGGGGATCATAGGGACCGCGGCATGGATGCTGAAGAGGGTACCGTGGAACCGCATAGGGAGGGACATATAGAAGAAGGGGTACAGCGACAGAATCTCGGGCAAGGTGAGCTCGTAATCGATGTTGAGGATGTTGCTATGATTCTTGATGTGGCGGAGAACATCGTTATGGATCAAAATATCGTTTTCGCAGTTGGTCTCGTCGCCACCGGGGCCGCTCGGTTTCGTGTTGAAGGGGAGGAGAACCAGATAATAGCCCTTTTTAGTGAGATCTTCTAAAAACCGTGCAAGTTCTCGAACTACCGAAAAATAATTTTCTTGGTAGAGGGGATGATAAATATGTCGGCAGAGATTCACGTTAATTATTTTTTTAGTCTTATGGAGAGAGAAGAGGGCAGCGTAGAGCTTTTTATACATGTCGTCGGAGGAAGAAGGGCTCGGCCGGGGTGCGGTGAGCGCCGTATAGTAGGAGACGGCAGCGGGGTTAGGACCGAAAGCGTCGGGTAAGAAACAGGAGGCGTCGGGGAGGTAAGACACCCGATTCGGGTCGAAAAATTGGGTGAATAGGGGGATGTCCTGGCGGGTTCTCAAAAAGATATGGTCGAAGATGGCGAGTTTTTTCAAGTTCTCCTCGCTGAGAAAAATGGAATTGTAGGGAATACCCACCGAAAAAGCCACGATTTTAGGGCGACCACCGTGGACCCCTTGGCCCAGGTTCTCCATACCACCAAACTTATGGTTGATTTTATCTAGGAAATAGGTGTTGAGAACATCGCCACCGCCGAGTAACACGACACAATCCTGAGGCACCTGATGGTTAGCTAACTTGTCACAATCGACAAACTCCACGCTCTGAGGGGGGCGATATAAGAGGTGGTTCAAGATGTAGTGGATAGAATATTTGTACTGCTCGTCGCCTAAATTGTAATGATTGTAATATCCGACCACGAGAACATTTGTCATATCACTATTATTACTATTTCAACACATTTAAATTATTTCAACAACCGTGTTAACATAATTCACAAAGAACCTTCACAAAGAACCTTTACAAAGAACCTTCACAAAGAACCTTCACAAAGACCCCCTTACAGTTTAAGGGAAGGGGGTGCGGGGGAAACCGTAGGTTTCCCCGCTTAGATACTAGGGATATAGAGCCACCCCAGTGTATTGCATACCTTTTGCCATATTTGGTCTTGGGCCCGCTGTTTTTCCAGGTCTTTCAGCAGCGGGATATACGGCAAATATTGGGTCTGGTCCAGCAGAACACATAACTGGTAAAGCGTGTAGGTATAATTGAAAAAATTGGTGCGATTGGCCGGGCAATGCATGGCCCACGGCTTCTGAATCTCAATAAAAAGCACACATAACGTCTCATGTAGCTCCTCGTTCATGATGGGCGGTTTGATACCAAAGAGTGAATTGATGTACTGGATATGTTCGAAATACTTGTTGAGCCCTAACTTCCGTAAAATATCGCGCATTTTGTCGTAGGTGATCTGGGACATGTCTTCGATACGCTCCTTTTTAATTCGGGCTCGGATCGCGGCGATCACTTCTTCGGGGATCTGGGTGGTCTCTTTCGCCTGGAATTGCGATAAGATTTCTTTGAAATGGTTGAGGCGGATATAGGCAGTATAAGAGACCTCGTTGGGCGGCTCCTTGTTGGTCGGTTTGTTGCTATCGACAATATAGGTGATGAATTTGGCGCATTCTTTGTTGTTACAGATGAGGATGCCCTCTTCGTCCTGGGGGATCATCTCGCCCTTACGGCACGATTCACACACGTCGCAGGATTGTATAAAGTCCTGGATGTTGCCGATTTCGCCGTTGACGTTACGCCAATACTTTTGGTAGAGTTTTTTAGATTGGGCGTACTTGTCAGAGGCGGGGTTGGTGACCTCGCTCCCCTCTTTGTCGGGGCTGGTCTTGATTTTAAAGAAATTGTTGATCACCGCGGACGATGGTTTAGCGACCTGTTGATCGGCACTAGAAATTTGCTGTTTTTGTTCGAAATAGTGGAAGATGTATTTGGAATTATCTAGCAAATATTGTTTTTTTTCCTGCTTTAGAGAACGTATTCGTTGCTGGATGGCGCGAATTTGGTCGCAAATGTCCATATAATCGTCGATCTGGGTTTCTTTCAAGGTGGCGATCCTGGCTTTCAATGCCTGTTTTTCATTTAGGAGCCCCGGGATCGTGACGGTTTCGATGTTTTGGAAATGTGCGAGCATTTCGGTGTGTTTTAGATCGATGGTGGTGTGTAATTCTTTTTGTGTATTTTTCGGGTTATTGGACATGCTAGTTTGAATGTGTTTTGGGTGAGCGTTCGATTGTATATTATGGAGAACATGCTTTTATATGATTTATTGCGTGGTTAGTAGTTTTATTTTATGGAGGTATTATAATAGGTAAGTAATTATGGCAAGTTTTAATCAAGGATTGTCTGCATTGGCCCAACATGGATTTTCACGGCCATTTTTTCAAAACTTGGGCATTACGAACGTGGACGAATTTGTTGAAGCAATCAATAATAAATTAGTCGCTTTGAAGAATGATTCTGGTTACAAGCCGAGTAAAAACGCGATTGCTTATAGTTCCGCCGTAATAATAAAAGAGTTGATTGTGAAAAAACTCAATGAAAAACGTAAGGAGATATTGAGCGGACCGGGTTCCGAACTTAAGAAGAAGGCCGCTGCGGAGGCGATCGCGCAAAGAACCATTGCCATAGAAGCTGTAACACCAAGTACCGAATTTGTCCCCGAAAGCCCGTCTTTTTCACATAGCAAGAAGGCCTCTTATACCCAATATCTTAATAACATATTTCATGTTTCCTATAAAGATTGGCGGGACATATTAACGAGCGAAGTAAAGAGCAACCAAACCCAGTGCATACGAGCTTTAAACATGAGACGCGATGGTACTGGTAAATTAATGACTGCCCCGGATCTGAACCCCCTGCAACAAGAATGTACCGATAGGGATCAACGAAGATGCAAAGATTGTTATATTTGCGGTGAAATAATGAAAGCCGACCAACTGACGATGAATTGCGAACACGTGTTACCTATTTCCAGTGCGTTATCTCACTGGTGGTTGATGAAAGGTGATCGTGCCGATTATACCACCGAAGAATTAGAAGAGCTGAGCGACGAATACGACTGGGCCCACGAGTGCTGTAATTTATTAAAGGATAATTTCGATTTTATTAGATTCAGTAGTAAAACTGGCACGTATATCTTGAACACGGACGTAATCAATAGTTTGTTTAATGCTATCGATTCGGCGGAGAGACCGGACTGTCCTTCGGTAAGAGAACAAATTGGTCAAATGACCCCTCAGTTTGTTAACCAACGAATGAATTTTTTGAAGGGAAGATTATCGACCATTATTGATACGATTAACCGTAACATCAAGCAATTTCCAGAGATTGAATTCTATAAAGCGTTTGCCAAGTTTAAATTGATATCCGCGATATCTGACGAAGATTTTTTGAGGACGATATTGGGCGATGGCACGACGGTGAAAGCAGCAATAGTGAAGGAAACGAAGGCTCAACGAGACGCTCGCGTAGCAACCGAAGAAAAGGCGAAAGCGGAGAAGGAAGCAGCGATTAGAGAAATACAAAAGAGAGCACGTTATGCAGCAAGATATGGCGATGTTGTTGTCCCCGAAGAAATATTGAAATCGACCGGTAGAGTAGGTAAAAGAAAGGCGGAGGAAGCGGAGATCGCTGCCTCTGGCGCATCGGACGACGAAGTGATGAAAAAATTCAAAGAGTTAGACGACGCCGAACCGGTGTTAGACGATGTCGAGCCTCAGTTAGAAGAAGGTTCGGAACCTATGGATGACGACGATGACATAATTGACTATTGGGGATTAAACAAACCTAAAACTAGCGTGGGTGGTAGAGTGGATACATTACAATCGCAACCAGCCACTGTTTTTTCAGATTTGTTCTCACCTACGCAGAAAGTTTCGTCGGAACCGTATTTATCTAACATTGTAGACAAGACCGGGGCGAAGGCACAAGAAGGGCTCGGTTCAGAGACAATGGATGGTGATGGTGATGTTGAGGAAGTTATAAAATTTGTCATCGACACCGTGAGCCTTGACGCAAAGTTGAACGAATACCAGATAACTATTGATATCAATGAGGTCATTCAGACGTTTGACGAACTGTTTGGTCAACCGACCGATGAAGACAAATTAGATATATTCTTAATAGAAGAGCCTTCATTATCACCTGTTCTGTCGTTAGGTGGATCAGTGAAAAAAGGAACTAAGACGATCAAGTCTCGCACCCGTAAAACATCCAAGAGAATGAAGAGAACCAAGAACAAACGTGTACCGCAAAAGAGTAACAAGAAGAGAACCCGTCGTCACCGTAAAAAATAATCCGCCAATATTATAATATGCAAACCTTACCTGCTTACATATTATCAATCTTCACCATGCTCGCAGTCCTCTACATACCGAATGCGACCACAATGCAAGCCGTCAATTCGGCATGGTATACCTGTATCCGACCCACGATCACCCCGCCCAAATATGTGTTCCCGATAGTTTGGACCCTCCTGTACATCGCGATCGGCATCGCTTTAGCCCAGACCCTCATTGCCAAAACATCGTACAATCGCAACTTGTTGTTATTTTTCCACGGATGGAACCTCGCGCTCAATATTCTCTGGTCCTTCGTTTATTTTGGACGGCATGAAGTGGTTTTGGCCCTCTTTGTCCTGTTCAACATGATCATTACCACCATGTTTGTATTATATTATACGTATTTGGTGTTACCGGTCTGGATTTTCTGGTTATTATTACCGTATTTGGGATGGCTTTATTTTGCCTGCTTGCTGAATTTCTTGTCGGTGTTCAAACGGTGTTAAGGGAACCTAAGGTTCCCTTATGATTCCTCCACATGGCATGATACGTCAAGAAGTTATTCACAACTAAACAATATAAAAATGTTTCTTTAACATTGTTCAAAGGCACACTCGCAGCCATGAACATACACGACAAGATTTTGCACTGTATCGAGAACCAGGAGCCCATCACATTTGTCAAGTACGGGGACGGTGAGCATAACTGCATGATCGGTCAACCGGGGGCGAACTGCGATAGGGATAATTTTACGGCCAAAAAGAGAAACCATCTGATTGACTCGCTCATTTATTTCAACCAGTTTGATACGGTGTATATTGGGAAATGGCATTGCGTGGAAGTTTACGATCATATCGAACAAAATTTATTGCCTGGTTCCAAGGTGAATTGGGCAAATTACCATTCGTTGCTGTTCGATAACGATGATGCCGAGAACGGTTTTCAAGATAAGATTGCCATATGCCGAGCGATCAAAGCGTCCAAAATGAAGAAAATCATCGTGTGTAACGAACTGTTGGTCAAGGCCCAATCGCTTCTTAACATAAATATCAGTATTCGAGTTCCGCTGCATAATTGGTATGATACCCATCTTGATGAGATCAAGCAGCATATTATAAACAATGTCAAGGAAGGTGAGACTCTCATGTTGATCACTTGTGCGGGGATGGGTTCCAAGTGTTTGATCGGGGACATCCATAGAATCTATCCCAACGGCATTTATCTCGATTACGGGTCGGGGCTCGATTTCATATGCACCAAACGGGACAGCCGCGGTTGGAATTACAGTTACGATGCGTTGTATAATGCATTTTTACCATTGCTTCCGGAAGACTGGAATGATCCCAAGTACGACGAGATTTATAATATAGCGAGGGTACATATGGGAACCCATTTGCCCAAGTGAGAATATTTATTTTTCCACATAAGTGCCAGATACCGAAATGTATCCACTGACGCCCATTCTATGTAAAAAGTACCGTTGTCTGATATCGAGACTGTTAACGAATGCTGCGAATATTGCCTCGTAACTCGCGCATCTAGCGAAACGGTATTCGCACTTTTTCAAGTACTCTAACCAAGCCAGTGAATGGGCGTATGTCAATTTATATAGAGAGGTAAGCATATTATTTTTGTCGTCATCGATAGGACACGTACAAGAGTAGGAATTGTCAAAAATGTCGTAGAAAAAATTCTTGTTCAACCAATATCGGCCGCTAATTTTGAAAAGATTGTCGTATTTGATGTTATTGTCGGCTAATTGTTGTAAGGCCAGCATCGTCATGGTGCCTTCACCCATGGCCTTGGACGGGGTGAACATCCGTTTGATCAAGGCCTGATTTTGGGTTTCGTATATATTTAAAAAATAGTGGACATTATTGATCAATAATTCGCGCTCGGCGTCGGTCAACTGAGAACATTCCACTAAGAAAATACGGTTATCGGGTATATTTTGGCGTACAGTTATAATGGTATTTTTCAATTGTTCGAACCGTTGTTCTCGGGTAAAAACACTCCGTGTAGCTGTATAGGATAGGGGGGTATTGGGGGTGTCGATGACCGAGGTGATTAGGGTAAGGTTTTTCATAGGTGTAGTGAGTATGTAGAGATACCCCCTGTATTTTTTATATTAGTGAGTAATAAAAATATAAAAAACTGTCCGACTAACTAGTATTATGAAGGTACTATTTATCGATAATTGGATACATCCTAAAAATAAGCGTGCACTGGAGCTGTATAAGAACATCCAATTTTATATGGTAAGCCTGCAAAACATAGGTGGTATTGATTTGTCGATGTACGATGGGGTGTACAGCTCGTCCGAGCCCGTCGATGTGGCGAAATACCCCGGAATAAAATGGGTTTTTGGACCGCATTTCAGTGTGTTCCCTGACCAGAAATTGTTACCTATTCGGTCGCCGAATTGTTCGTATATACTCCCGTCGGCCTGGACGGTAACGTTGTGGGAAAGTTCGGAAATATGTAGAGGGGTTCGATTGGAAAATGTGCCGTTTGCGGTGGAGGTGGATAAATTCTGTGAAACCGCACCGATTTACGGGCGTGACAAGGTATTTGTTTATTATAAAAGCCGTGACCCGGCGGAACTGCGGTTTTTGGAGACGGTGCTGGCGGCGAATGGTATCAACTATAAGCTATTTCATTACGAACAGAAGTATGACGAAAAGGAATATTTGGCTTGCTTGCAAGAGGCGAAATTCGGGATATGGTTAGGTCGCCACGAGAGCCAGGGGTTTGCTTTGGAAGAGGCCTTGTCGTGTAATGTCCCGCTCCTCGTTTGGAACGTCTCTTCTTTAAATCAGGAATATGGACAAAGATATCCCGACATGTATGCTACCGTGATCCCGTATTGGGACGAGCGGTGCGGCGAATACTTTTATAATCGGGACGACTTGGTCGAAACCCTGCAGCGATTTTTATCGAAATTATATACGTACCGGCCGCGCGAATATGTGTTGGAGAACCTGTCCCCTGAAGTATGTGAAGAACGATTTATGAAATTGTTTGCCAAGACTGGAATGGCACCGGCGCGGAAGAACTGGTCGCTCAATCGTTAATAACCCTCCATTTGAACCCGTTATGTACGTTGCCGTTTTCTGACACTTTATAGAGGGTGGTTCTCGACAATTGGAATTTCTTGATGACCTCGGTAATCGATTTGTGTCGTTTTATTTCTTCGCCAGTGACTGGGTGGATTTGCGAGACGGTGGTGCTGTTGGTTTTGGTATGTGGTTCAGGTAATTTGTTGGACGCGAGGTAGGTGTTCTTCATCTCTTCGGAACACTTGTCGAAGAAATTCCAGTAGTGTCCGGAGGAGATGGAGCCCTGCTTGATGGCGCGTGAAATGGTGGTGAAACCTGCCAAATTGCGGGATTTGGCGGCGTCGCGTTGGGTGGGGAAGACTTCCAGGATCTTGGTCTTTTTGATGTCGATCATGGCAATAAATTCGATCGACTGGGTTCTCGATTCGACGGTGGGCTCCGGGATCGGGGGGTCGGTGAGATCTCTTTCGGCTAGGACCCAGCGAAATCCCTTGTAGACCCGGTTGTGCTTGGCGGCTTCGCGTAAGGCGCCTCCTGAGGAACTATGGAAATTCCGGACAAATGCAATGACGCTGTCGTAGGCCTGTATGAATTCGAGGGTTTCGGGGTCGTATTGGTATACCTTGGGAGAACGGGTGTTTTCGCGCGCCTTGACGAATAAATTGTCGGGGATCTCTGGGTCGCGCTCGCGTTCTTCTTCCGAGTCGTCCGTTACGGATTCATTGAGTTTGATGGTATTCTCGAGAACCTGGTTGTTTTTCTGAATCTGTAATCTGATTTGCTCTCTTTGAGTGCGTATTTCTTCCAATTGTATTTCTAATTCAATATTAGCCCTTTCTAATTCAATATTAGCCCTTTCTAATTCATTATTAGCCCTTCGTTTTTCTTCGTTCGAATCTCTTTTCTCTTCCAATTCGATTAACTTATTAACGTCTTCTTTCGTGAATTGGGATACTTCTTTTTGCATTAACTTGATAATATTATCATATTGCTCTTCATTCACTAGGAATGTCTCTCTTGTATCAACTCCATCCTGCTTTGTAATCTTAAAATACAATGGTTTGAGTAATTCATGATTTCTTATCCATTTTTCGAATTTTGTATGACTTTCGCATTCAAAAATATTTAAAAGAAGCGGGGTCATCTTGTAGTTATACTCAATCCTTGAAAAACGCTCCTTAATGTTCTGAGTTGATCCAATCTTAATAACAATCTTGTCATCATGTTCGTCTCTCAGTTTGCAGACATAGACCACATTCTTTGATTTGCAAAATTCCATGAGTGTATCGTGGGTTTTTTTCTTAGCATCATTTTGCTCCTGGCTTCGTATTAACTTCTTCTCTATTTCATGGTCTTCTTTCAGTTTGTATTCGCCAGTTTTACGCAATTCTTTAATTACATTCACCATCCAATTTTGAAAAATCTTAGCAACTGGTTTAACTGACTTAGAAAGTATTTTATAGAGACCAGATTCGGTAAGGAATGTAATATTTTGTATTCCACCTGGGGTGTTACCGCGGGAAACCACCTTATCAGTTTCATCAAAATTCATCATACTTTTACGCAAGTTATTCATTTCCAGTAAAGCAGCTATTTGGTTGGCTTGGAAAAGAGGTTCGTCAACAGTGCCCTGTATGTTGATGGTGTACTCCTTGTCATGGAGTGAGAACGCTTTTAGTATATCCATACTATAACCTATAAGGAGAGATTTTTCTAAATTAATTGGACGCATATGATTTTCCTAAATATTTCTGAGTGGCATTTATTCATTCCAAAAAAGGGATAAAGATACCCCGCTGATATATTCTATCTAAACGCGCGATGCCAGACGTGAAGCGCTCCATTAAATTTCAAAAAGAGCAACGAGAAATCTATGTTAAATTGATAGACATATTGAACTATAATGGCGATAACACATTCACACTTGTCGATGTCGATTATAATGCGGAGTTGCAGCAAAAAATAATGGATTTAAAACCCGATGTGGCGAAATATTTTTCGGTGAAGTCGACACGATGGATGCAGCCCGATTGTGTGCGTCCTTATATGGGGATCATACGCCACGTATTAGGACAATTTGGTAAATATCTTATCTCGACTACGGGGTCAGGAACAATGCCGGACGGTTCAGTAAAGCGTACCACGAAATTCACAATTATGTGAATGGATTATGATTTATAGCTTACTAGATTTACAGGAACAGATTCAATATTGGATAGACAATAAGACGGATAAGACAATTGAGACGGTGCAATTATTTTACGATGAATGCTGAAATGGCACCATAATATTGGTACTATTTTATTTAGGCATTTCATGGTATTGTTTTAAAGTGTTTTATACTGTAATTAAACGGTTCCATATTTTTTCTGCATATATGGTGTGTAATAAGAGGCCTTCGAAAACTTTAGAGGGTTGTGACTGAAAAATAAGAAATGATCATTTTTTATTTTTTCCCAGATTATTTTCTCAGCATAAGGTATAGCAATCCAAAATGGCTGGAGGTCTTAGAAAAAATGGCTGCATAAATGGTAACAAAGCAGCGTTGCATAGGACCCAAAAACAACCCGATGCAAACAAACAGGCAATGTTTGCATGAACTTCGGTTGAACCACCTGTATAGCAGGGAACCTACGGTTCCCCTGCGACCCCTCCCTGCAGGGAACCGACGGTTCCCTTGCAAACCCTCCCTTAAAAAAGAGGGGGGTGTAAAAGAGGTTGTGTTGCAGGGTTTAATCGCAAGGTTGCTCAGCTATTTGGTCAGTTGTTAGTTGCAGGGAACCATTGGTTTCCCCTGCGACCCCTCCCTGCAGGGAACCTACGGTTCCCTTGCAAACCCTCCCTTAAAAAAGTGTGATGGTGCAAGGATGGGGTTGTAGGGGAAACCATTGGTTTCCCCTGCAGCAAGACTACTTGTTGTTCGGGAAACCCCTTAGAGCCCTAACTACTAAGTGAGTGCGGGAAACCTACTCATGGCGGAGAATAGAACTCCGGTATAGTAATAATGTTAGGGATTGGGCAATCCGCATGGTAATAACCTAATTTCGAAAAAGTAATATCAAAAATGTTTTATTGCGATCTTTCTCTTTACAAGGGAGGGGTCGCAGGGGAACCGTAGGTTCCCTGCCGCTAGAAAATGGTTAGCCGTCAGAGACTGAACGGTAGTCGCTCGATAATGAAGGTCTAAGCAGCCTGAATCGGGTTAAGATACAGTCCATCCCCCTAGGGAAACTTAGGGGTATCGAGAATGCAACTCGTCGCCTATGGCGCACAAGACGTGTTCCTTACGGGAACTCCCGAGATCACTTTCTGGAAGGTGTCGTACAGACGCCACACCAACTTCGCGATGGAGTCCATCGAGCAGACCTTCTCCGGCCAGGCCGATTTCGGTCGCCGTGTGACCTGCACCATCTCCCGCAATGGCGACCTCGCCTACCGCACCTACCTCCAGGTGACCCTCCCCGAGATCAACCAGTCCATGACCTCGTACGCTCGCTGGCTCGACTTCATTGGCGAGCAGTTGATCGCCCAGGTTGAGGTTGAGATCGGTGGCCAGCGCATCGACCGCCAGTACGGTGACTGGATGCACATCTGGAACCAGCTCACCATGTCTGAGGAGCAGAAGCGCGGCTACTTCAAGATGATCGGTAACACCACCCAGCTCACCTACATCACCGACCCCGGATTTGCGGGCATCTCTGGCCCCTGCGCCTCCACTGGCGCGGTCAACCAGGTGTGCGCCCCCCGCAATGCCCTCCCCGAGACCACCCTCTACATCCCCCTCCAGTTCTGGTGGATGAAGAACCCTGGCCTCGCGTTGCCCTTGATCGCTTTGCAGTACCACGAGGTCAAGATCAACTTGGACATCCGCCCGATCGGCGAGTGCCTTTGGGCTGTCTCCACCTTGACGGGTGTCGCCGGCACCACCGTGTCGTCGTCCCTCGCCTACCAGCAATCCTTGGTGGCGGCATCTTTGTACGTCGACTATGTGTTCCTCGACACTGACGAGCGCCGCAAGATGGCTCAGAACCCCCATGAGTACCTCTTCGAGCAGGTGCAATTTACCGGCGATGAGTCGGTCGGAAGCTCGAGCAACAAGATCAAGCTGAATTTCAACCACCCCTGCAAGGAGTTGATCTGGGTTGTGCAGCCGGACGCCAACGTCGACTACTGCTCCTCGTTGACGGCCAACACTGTCCTCTTCAACACCTTGGGTGCTCAGCCCTTCAACTACACGGACGCGATTGATGCTCTCCCCAACGCGATCCACGCGTTCGGCTCCCAGGCGGCCACCACTGGCGCTAACGCGTTCATCACCTCGTCGGGCCTCTTCGACTTGGCGGGCGCTGACACCGTTGTGCCCACCACGGAGGGCAACTCCTCCTCGGTCACTGCCACTGCGGGTGACTGGGCTTCCTCGGGTGCCACCCTTTCCCCCTTCGCCCAGGGCGGAAACAACGACGCTTCCTTGGTGTCCGACGCCGGCACCTTCGTGCTTGCGGAGACGGCCCTCGACATGCACTGCTGGGGTGAGAACCCTTGCGTCACGGCGAAGCTCCAGCTTAACGGCCAGGACCGCTTCTCTGAGCGTGAGGGCTCCTACTTCGACGTGGTGCAGCCCTACCAGCACCACACCCGCGCCCCTGACTGCGGTATCAATGTGTACTCTTTTGCCTTGAGACCCGAGGAACACCAACCCTCGGGCAGCTGCAATTTCTCGCGCATTGATAACGCGGTGCTGCAACTTGTGCTGTCCGCCCCCACCGTCGGTGGAACGGCGACCGCCAAGGTCCGTGTGTACGCCGTGAACTATAACGTGTTGCGCGTTATGTCGGGTATGGCCGGCGTCGCGTATTCCAATTAAAAAGAGTGATGTTTGGTTATTATATTTAGGAAAAATGAAATAAAGAATATCTCAGTATTCTATATATAAAAAGATTATATATGGAACCGCTCCAGATTACTAACGTGTTGCGCACCGAATTCGTCGAAACCGAATCGGCACCATTTACTCCCCATCACTACCATGAGAAAATTATGGCGGATTACAAAGTGGTACAGTATATAAAGGGGCACATCAATTGTGGTATAGAGAAAAACCCGGTATGGATCATTGACGACAATGGAAAAGAAATATTTTTGATGTTTTGTGAGCCAGATCTTCTCTGCATTTTATGCAGAGAATCTTATCAAAAAATTTTAGACTTTGAAGAGAAAGAACGAGATGGAAGAAAATTTTGTTGGATTAGAAAAAATAATACCAATTATGTGAGAGCTAATCATAACAATACCTCGATTTATATCCATCAAGTCATCATGAATTACTATGGAAATGGAAGCGGAACAGGTGGTTTGTCGGTAGACCATATTGATAGAAATCCGTCGAACAATCGATTAGAAAATCTCCGCATCGCTACGTCGGAAGAGCAACATGCAAACTCCAAAGGAGTTTTTCCTGATACCAAAAAGGGGAGACGCAAGGACGCCGTAGATTTACCAGAGGATATTAAACAGAAAATGGATATTCCAAGATTTATAACATACAATGTTAACAAGTATGGAAAAGAAAAGGAATTCTCCAGAGAGTATTTTAAAATCGAAAATCATCCTCTTCTTAAGGAAAAGGTTTGGACAAGTACTACCAAGAAGAACGTTTCTATACAAGAAAAGTTACAACAAGCGAAGGACGCTCTCGATTTTCTGAATAAGAATGGTGTTTTACCCGACCCCCCTGAACGCGAATTGCCCCAGTACGTAAGCTACTTCGTTGAGCGCGGTTCCCATTTGCTCGCTTGGCAAAAGAACGTGGGCGAGGACAGGCTCTCGAAGAAAATTACGATCGACAAGGACTACTTCGAGATGGACAAACCCGAACAAGAGAAAGAATTGCAGCGTCTGAACCGCGAGGTTGTGGCGAAATATGATAATAAATACTCCATTTTTGCCCTTGACGAAAACACGTTAAAAGAAATTCAGAAAGAAAAGGAAGAAGCGTTACCTACCTACGTGAGATACCAAGATTTTTATGACGGAAAATACATTGTATTTAATAAGGGAAAGGGAGACGACCGCATATCTATCACCTCTAAGCTGCCGCTCAATTACAATATCAACAAGGAATTACACTTGTTGAATGCGCGAATCGTCGAAAAATACGGGCAGGATGAGGCCATTGCGCTTGATAAGTTTCCGTACGACGAGCAGGACGATGTTGTCGAAATACCCAAGGGCGTCTATGTCTCGCTGAAATGCAAGAAACCAAGCTTGATCATGAAGATCGGTGACGATACCTTTTCTATGGAACTACCTGACCGCTACGACTTGAGTGAGCAAATACAGTTGTTTTTGAATTCCGAAAACAAAACCAAAGATCAATTATTGGATATTGATGGGGTCAAGCAATTGTTTGCAGATCATGGCAAAAAACCCGACAATATCAGCGTAGTTTTCAAGGATAAAAGGGCTTATCAGTTGCAGTATAAGTTGAAAACGAAAGAACATCGTCACGATAGAGCAATGACCCTTCCCAAAGAAAATATCAACATCAATAATGAGCTTATTAAACTTAATGATTTTATTATTACCAAGTATGGTAATGAATTCGCTATATTGTTGTGTTAAAATAACTACAATAACTATTATATTATTGTAGTTATTGGTTTAAGTTCCGATTACAAGCTCGAAATATACGCCGATAATGTCGTCACACCGTTTTTTGAAACCCTCAAGGAAATAGTAATCTACCCCGAAAATATTGTATTTAAGTTCTATCAACATTTCGATAGCGTTGCGATTAGTAATATTTTCCAATTTTAGATCTGTAATGGTAACAATTAATCTGTCTTCTAATAAATCACTATTGCCTTTTTCACCTCGCTCATTTATGCATTCACAAAGCCGAAAATTACCATCTTCGCATTGACACAGCTTATGTTTCTTTTCCAGTGCAAATGTGATCTTATTGTCGCGTTGAATTATATTTTCAAGTTCTTCTTTGGGAATAGAATTTATAAAATATGTCCTTGGAAATAAGTCTCCCATGAGACTTTCATCGTCGCTTTCGTCACAATACTCAGCCATAACTATTAATGTAATTAAATCTTTATATCATTTGATATATAACACTGCATAAAATGGTCATAACTTCGAAACCCTTAGGTGGATGTGGTTATAAAGTTTTTGAACGACAATATTTAGGCATAACTTTTACTTTTAAAAGTGAAAACAATATAAATAAATATCTTTGTATAGTTTATAAAAATGGACGTATCCCTGAACATTGTTGACTTGATTGAAAACAATCCTATTACCCGACTTTCCAACACGTATAACAATAAGCTTCTTGGTAAAATAAAGGAAACGTTTACAGAAGGACAACAGCAATTGTTTGTGGCATCGTTCTATTGTTGTTTAAACTATAATCAAGCCACTGATTTTATTATTGACCTGGATAACGTTTGGAAATGGTTAGAATTTAATCAAAAATCCGCAGCAAAACGTGTACTCGAACGACACTTTACTATTGACAAAGACTATAAATGTTTGTTAAGCCAATCGGGTGAACATAAAAATGACGGTCGTGGTGGTCACAATAAAGAAAAAATTATGTTGAATATTAAGACGTTTAAATTGCTATGCATAAAAGCAGATACAAAAAAAGCAAACGAAATACACGAATATTTTGTAAAGTTAGAGGAAATATTGCAGCAAACTTTGCAAGAAGAAAGTGCTGAATTAAAGCAACAATTAGAAAAATCAAAACAGGATATAAAAAAATTAGAGAAAGCTAAGCAAAATTTTGACGAAAAACTACAGAAAGAGACTGTGATTCAGAAACAAAAAATGCTTCTAAGAAACTATGGGATTAACCATGCAGTTGTATATATAGTTAAAGTCAAAACCTATGAAAACGGTGAGTATGTCGTCAAAATAGGAGAAAGTGACAATTTGGAAAATAGATTCAAAGAGCATCAAAATAATTACGACGAAGCCGTATTATTAGATTGTTTTCCTGTAAATAAGAATGTGTATTTCGAAAAGTTTTTGCACGGACACGATAAAATTCGTCCCAACAAAGTGAAGAACCTGGTCGGACACGAAACCGAAAACGAATTATTTTTGGTTGGCAAGAATCTTACTTACTATACAATCTTACATATCATCAATGAAAATATCAAGAGTTTCAAGGATTGGACTGTGAACGACATTATTAAGATAGCACAGGAAGAAAACCATAAATTCATAGAAAAATTAGTAGTTAATAGTGGTGTTCCATTGCAAAACACGTTTACACCGAATAACGATGTATTAACGAAACTTATGGAAAAGATAGATAATCTTGAAAGAAAAAATAATGAAATAATGGAGAAGCTTAACACCCAACCTATAAAAACTACAACCAACTTCGGCGAACCATTGGTAACTCTTGGGCCCAGAGTGCAAAAAATTAACCCAGAAACTATGAATTTAGTGAAAGTGTATGAATCCGTGTCGGAATGTTTGAAAGAATCAAATAACACTCTTAGGGCAAGTGGACTAAAATTGGCTATCAAAGAAAATACAGTTTACAATGGTTATAGATGGACGTACGTTGATAGAAATAAAGACCCAAATATTCTTGTAAACGTTCCAGAAACAAAGGTAACAAGAATTCAAAATCTAGGATATGTTACGAAGCTCAATATTGATAAAACCAAAATTCTAAATGTTTATTTAGATAGGAAAACAGCTGCCTTAGAAAATGGCTACAAATCTTCATCCGCCCTAGATAATCCTGTAAAGAATGGTAAAATAACGAATGGATTTATCTATATGCTATACGACAAATGTGGTGATAATCTTCGCGAGGATTTTGAAGAAAATATGGGCGAAATTATTTTGTATAAGGGTGGTATTGGACGTTACGATTCGCAAAATAACCTTGTTAATGAATTTAGATCTAAAGAAGATTGTTGTTTATTTTTAAAAATGAGTGACCGGACATTGAGAAAAGCTCTTGAAACCAAAAAACTGTATAATAATTATTATTATAGAGAGTTAGGAAATAAACTTAAGATGATGTAATAGTAATATACATAAATTGATTAACGCTACGACTAACCTCTGTCTAGTAATTAAAATACAAAAAATAAAAAAATTGAAAATATAATATTCGTATAATATAATATAATTATATGAATAATTATACTCGTTCTATAGACGAGCTTATTCCTGGCTTAACTAGCCAAAAAATGCAATTGCACAGGTATCTGAAGCGCAATTTCAAAGAAAACGTTCATTATATCGAGACACCTCAAAAAAGAGAAATAGAAGCGGGAAAAAAACTATGGGGAGGTCATAACCGCATCGACATACGCTTAACTGAAGAAGCTTTTGAGCTCTTGAAAAATTCGTATAATCTGAGAAATCGTAATATAGTGGATATTACTCCTGGCGTCAAGGTGGTAAATATTGTATTGCCAATTGAAAATCAAACACTGAGTTTTATAGAAAATTGTTATAATGGTTCTGTTGAAATGGTGCGACAGTATCACATTGGTAAGTACCGGGTTGATATGTACTTACCCAAATATAAGATTATAATAGAATGCGATGAATTCGATCACAAAGATAGAGATAAACAACGCGAAATAGAACGCGAACAATATTTATTATCTCTTGGTAATACAGTTATTCGATTTGATCCCAACGAAAAGGGATTCAATATATCTGAAGTTATGCGAGAAATAAATAAGCTTATTGTAAAATAAAATGTAAAATAAAATGTAAAATAAAATATAAAAATGCTCTAATACACACCATCACTTACTGCTTTATCTTCTCCTCATACGCAGCCCCTTTCATTCCACATTTTTTCTCATCTCCACGAACCAAGATCGCAATATCATAGTCTATAACTCCGCTCACGACATTAATCTTCCCAAACTTTTTACACGTAGCCTCTGTTATACCTGGAGGAGGTGGTATGTAATGAACACAATTTGCACAAACAGGAAATTCCAGGTTCCGTATGGTGGGTAATGAACTGATGCTCTTTATCAACCGTCTTTTCAACATTATATATGATAGATTATATTATATATAAACACCCTTTCATATCATTTTACACCTTTGAAACAATACAACCCACACAACCCATAAAAAATTGAATATAAAACGCCCCCCCCAACATAACCAAAATACAATCAAATACCATGGGAATTTTCAAATTACTACAGCGGATGAAGATGGTTTGGCATCCTATAGCCTCGCCACTATTTATTGGCTTGAGTTTACCTGAGCTATATTATGAAAAAAGATACAATGAAATACCTATCCTCATTGTCGCGCCTGTGTTTTACACGGGATTAATCGCAGGAATTGAATTATGTAAGATTAAGTATTCTTAGTAAAAAATTGAATAAAAAATAGTCCAAATACCTATCTGTATAACAACAACATCACCATGGAGCAAGCATTGAAAGATAAACTTGAAAAGGAGGGCGTAGAGAAGGCCAAAAAGCTAGTGATTGATCGGGCAGCAGGCGCCATCAATGACTCAACTGCGGTCGAAAAGTGCGCGAGCATTATCACGGAAGGTGCAAAAGAATTCCAAGAAAAAATGGGGCGCCCGATGACCTATAGCGAAATGCGAGAGTTGTATGGGTAATTGTATCCCCCGATTTATTGTTTTACGTAAAAACCGCATAAATAGAGGGCCACATACTCATAACAATAAACACAAAATGCCCATTTTTTGTTCCAGCAACCTCAATACCCAAAACGATTTACTTTTGAAAAACCTGATGGAATTTTACGCCCGCCGCGAGAACCTCCAAAAAATGATGATGATCATCAACGGCGACACCCAAATCTCATTACGTATTGTGGACTGGTTTGTTACCAACTATGCGAAGAAATACTACACAGTGTATCCTTTACCCGATCAGAGAGACCCGACGGAAACCTACCGATTCAAGGTATACAACGATTACAAGCTCAAACTCAAGGCCTACAGTAAACGCCGTTTCGATCCCTTCTGTCGCTGGGAGCGTATCTCGGTCCCCTACGACGACGAGAAAACCATGGAAACCACCATAGGTCAACTCAATTTTTTTAAATGGGCCATCGAGAACCGAATCGTTGATTACATCGACAGCAATTACGCGACCATCGAGGCTGATATGAATCATCGTAACAGTACATCGAAACATCGCACGTCGACCGATTCCGAGACATCGGCCTCCACAGTATCGACCGACCTGTCGGAGAAATCCGACAAGACGAAAACACGTAAGAAGCGCGAGGAGCTCTCTGTGTTTGCGTGTAAATGTATCAAGAAGGAGGATGTGAAGATCGTGGTCAAATTTTAAGGGAAACCTACGTCAAGAAACGCGAAGCGTTTCTAACTCCCTTATGATCCCATCCCTTATTACAAACTATTGCACAAACGACATAGAAAATATCAAACATAACTATCTAGATGGATATTTATATTTATACGTTGGCCACTGCAGTATCGGTTGGTTTCGGGCTCGTTACCGGTTATTTCTGGGGTGTATTTGATATTACCAAAGCCCTCACGGAAGGAAAGGAATATACACCTCTAGACCGGCTTAAAAATGCCCTCTTAACTTTTGCATTGGTGACCACCAATAAGGACGATATGGCGCATATAGACCTAAATTATGACAAGTATAATGGCGACAAGTTCCCTGCATTGAGTGGTTCGTCGTTTCCTCACGCTTGTTATACATATATTTTTAATCGGCGTGATTTCCAAGGGAGTCTGATGTATTCGAAACACTGCGAGTATAAGTTGGATGCGATAGAGAAGTATCTGAATAAACAATTCTCAGCAGAGGACCGGGTCTTGGATTTCTTCATCAGATTTTGTGAAAAAGCGATGGAGGCCAAGAAGGATTGAGTGTTTATAATGTTCAAGGGTGTAAAAGATTGTGTTATTAGTTATATATAATGAACATAACTAATAAGACCTTAAAAACGTTGGCGATCTCCACCCCCATCCTATTGGCGCTCGATTTCTTGTTTATCTATTTGATAATGAATAGCTACGGAAAAATGATTGCCAAGGTCCAAGGTTCTCCATTACGGTTCAATATCTATGGTGGAATCATTTGTTATATTTTAATCGTAGCCTCGCTTTACTATTTCATTTTGAAGGACCGGCGGTCCGTGCGCGACGCGTTTTTACTGGGGTTCTTTATCTATGGTATTTTAGAGACTACGAACTACTCTATATTGACAAACTGGAACCCAATCATTGCCCTTTTTGACACTGTATGGGGAGGGGTTTTGTATGCCGGAACTACCTATTTGACTTACTATTTTTTGAAACTTTGAATAACTAGACGCTTTCCGTATCGCCTTCACACTCTTCCCAGGTGTAAACCACATTTTCCTCCCAATACCATCCAGTATTGCGCGCCTCTTTCCAACAAGCGGTAAAACAATTCTCACATAACAGCTTTTTGTCGGCGTCTCTGGTCAACAAAAAGTACCTTTCGTTGGAATAAATCTTGGTTTCTACGTTACATCCGTCACAACACCCTACAAACTTGCGACAGTTATCTTCGATAAATTGTTTGAAGTGCGCAACCATCGCATCCTCGCTCGAATCTTCGTGCAACCACATCGTAGGAATCGGGGGATTACGCTCCCATAGTGACAATGACAACAACCATTTTTCATGGTATTTTTGGCATTTTTCCAAGTATTCCATGGGAATATCGTGTTCTCCTTTACGTGCACGTCCCTTAATACGTGTATCACAGGTTCTCGCCGACACATTCAAATAAGCCACTGCATCCACGGGTATCAATTCAATCTCGTCATAGACCATCTCTAACACACTCGAATTGATATCGTCAATATTATCCTGTTCACGCAGCATTTTGGCGAAAATGGCGCGGCAGGATTCCATAGAACGTTCGCATACAATGATGGTATCTTCGTTGCCACTATTAATGGCTTCGACTAATCTCCGGTAAAACGTGATATAGGCCATTATTTGGAATGGGGAAGCATAGTGGGTCGGATCAGAATATAATTTTTCGATAATGTTCTCACTGGTAGCTCCATCGCGTATGTTTTTCCAGACGTCGACAGGTTCTCTTAAAAATATAAAATTTTTGCTGTTCGACAATTCTTCTTTTCGCTGTTCGAGTCGATGTAAAAACGTGGTCTTACCCGACCCAATATTGCCTTCAATCGAGATAATGTAAGGGCGTCTGGTAGATTCCATGAAAAGCGGACTATTATTACATAACATATCTTATATTTATTTCCATTGCCATAAATATACAAATTATCGCGACGGCATACGTCTAGTTTTACGTTTATTTTTCCGGGGGCGTTTCGTGGCCCGCCCACGCCCCCGTCCCCCTCCGCTAATCTTGCGTTTCCGGGCTTCATTGATGAATCCACTGACACGCTTATCGCGAGGAAATTGAGGTTCACCTTGACCGTCCGCCGTATCGAGAACCGCGCATGTGAGATCAAAAATGATGACTTCGGTGTATCCGTGGTCTTTCAGATAATTCAATAATAGTTCCATGTTGATGTATTCGTGGGCACCGTTATATAACATGCCCTTTTCCAGCCGGATTTGATCGTAGATATTGACGGGGGTATTGGGGGGTGCGAGGAGACCCATCATCCAGTTGGCGCTACTAGTCACAAATTTATTCGAAGCACCATACACGTCGTTCGGCTCCACCGTAAAACCTTTGTTAGCCATGATTTCGCCGGGACCAAAACGGTCGACAGTATATCCACGGTCGTAATACCAATAGTTACGTTTGTAGTCAATGTCTCCAGCAGCTGCAATCGTCTGTATCTCTTTACTTTCTACCTGTTTGGCCACCTTGATGTCGCTCACAATCCGGGCAATAAAATCGTCCATTTCAGGGGATAAGAAATCGATGCTGTTAGGATCGTAGAGTTTTCTTAAGAATTCGATGCGGGCGGCTTGGGCCAATGGTTCGCCGTATAATATGTTGGTGTAATCGTCGACTGTGTCTTCCGAAATGATGTTGGTGAGTCCGGGTGGTATTTCGGTGTATTTGATAATATTTATGCCGAGAGGCACCTGAAACGTCTCGATATTTTCGGCTAATCTTTCGTTATCTAAATAGTAGTCTTCTATCGCTTCGTCTGGCCTCAACTGAAATGCATCATCTTTGACAAATAGTAAACCGTGGGTTGATACGATAATAACTGCTCGCTTCTTTTCTCCACCTTCGCGCATTTTCTGCGAAGCAGCGCGTGGTAGAGCCGGTCGTTTCGCGCTTGGCATAACATCTTCGATAAATGGTCGTTTGTATCCGGTAGGTACGACCGAGTTAGACCGAAGTGACGATGGTCCGATCCCTTTCATACGACTATACATAAAGCGTATAAAAATTTATGCCGATATAGTAAATAAATGTCGTATTTTTGGGTAATTGCGTCCATCGTCGTAATCGTATTAGCTATTATTTTATTATACTTTTACGGCTCGACCATTTTAAACACCATAAATGCACAAATGTTGGCCAATGAGACACCGTCTACTAGTTTAGTGAATGGATCTACTATTCCGAAGATAATTATACAGACGTGGAAATCGAATAGTGTACCGCAAAGATACATGCCACTGATCGAATCGGTAAAGGAGAACCACCCGGATTACGAGTATTTGTTTTTTACGGATAGGGACATTGAAACGTTTTTAAAACAACATTACCCTCAATATTTGTCAACATATATGAATTTACCGATCAAAATCCAAAAAATAGATTTCTTCCGCTATATCGCAGTGTACCACTATGGCGGGTTTTATTTAGACCTCGACATGAAAGTCTATAAGAAATTCGACCCGTTATTGAAGTACGGGTGTGTGTTCCCGGTGGACGAATATATTGATGTTCGCCATTGTGCTAATATGCGCTATAAACCATTTTGTGATAAGGGACAGAACTTTTTATTGGGGCAGTATGCCTTTGCGGCCAGCCCGAAGAATCCATTTATTAAGAAACTGATCGACCAAATTGCGAATAACACCAACAAATATATCCGGAACGTGAATTTCAACTCGGAGGATTATGTGTATAAAACGACCGGCCCCGATTTCGTGACGGAGGTGTATATGAATTATGCAAATAAGAAGGATATTACCATCATCGATAATGGTGTTCGCCAACATTTCGGTGATTATGCGAAACATAACTATTTTGGTACTTGGAAATAAGGGAAACCTACGGTTTCCCTTATGATCCCATCCCTGCAGGGAAACCTACTGTTTCCCCCGCACCCCCCTTCCCTCAAACAAATACTAATTATGTTAACCAGGTTGTTAGGATAATTTCCAAGATAGTTACCAAGATCCTCTACTGTTTGAGGGAAGGGGGTGCGGGGGAGTTAGAAACGCTTCGCGTTTCTTGACGTAGGTTTCCCTGCTCCGTAGGTTCCCTGCAAGGATGGGATCTTAAGGGAAACCTGGGTTTCCCTTAAACCTGGGTTTCCCTTAACTTAACAATGATCTTTATAAAAAATATATAAATAGGAGAGCGTATAAATGTAAAACTCACCATGTTTTTTATAAAGTTGATCTGGTCCTGTGTGTTAGCTGTCGGGGTGACGTCGTTTAGTCTTCATAGTAACGGCGGGCGATATAATTATTTGGATGCCAAGAACATCCAGAAGTTGGAGAGGTTGTTTTATCTAAAGAACAGCCGTTATTCGCCCTATAAAAACAAGTACACCAATCGCCCCTTTATGAACATAACTGAGCAGCTCGAGGATCTCAACGATAAATTTACGCAAAATTTTAACGACGCGGCCACGGACGAGGACGAGGCGTTCCAAGCGTTCAAGAAGGCGTTGGACGAAATTGCCGACGATCCTGAAGGCGATTTCGAAGATTTTCAACAGGATCCGACCAAGGGTGCCCATCATAAGAATAGTCACAGCGAATACGGGTATATTGACGGCATGGGTGTTTTCCGCTACAAGGACCCCGAGCTCTTTGAACGGCGCTCGTCCAGAGAGCGTATGATGGGACCGGGGATCGGCGAACAACTTTTCCCGATGTCGAAACGCGAGAAGCGCGGTAACGACGAATCCGACGGCGGTGGAGGCGGTAATTTTCAGATCATTAAGAACTCCGAATATACGTTCGACGACGTGGGTGGTTACGATAAGATCAAGGCCGAGCTGCTCCAAACTGCCGATATTTTGATCAACTACGAGAAATACCGTAAATTCAATGTGCGTACCCCCAAAGGCATGATTTTTGAGGGCCCTCCCGGCAACGGTAAAACGCTGATGGCCAAGGGTTTCAGTGGCGAGTTGAATGTCTCTTTTATCCCGGTGTCGGGCAGCGAATTCTCCGAAAAATATGTCGGGGTCGGCGCCATGCGGGTGCGTGAGCTGTTCAAATTGGCCGAGGAGAACAAGCCGTGTATCATTTTCATCGACGAGATTGACGCCGTCGCGAGGAAGCGTGGTAATGATGCGGTCAGCTCGAACTCTGAAAAGGATCAAACCCTGAACCAACTGTTGATCAGCTTGGACGGTTTCAAACATTCCAACGGAATCTTCGTGATTGGGGCGACGAACCGCATTGATCTACTCGACCAAGCCCTGATCCGCCCGGGGAGAATGGATAAGAATATTTTTATTGGTAACCCCGACAGCGAGACCCGCCGTGCCATTTTGAAAATTCATACAAAGGGAAAACCTATGATGCCTGATATTTCTTTGGATTCACTGGTAGAAATGACGGGCGGGTTTAGTGGAGCCCAAATCGAGAACTTGTTGAACGAGTCTATGTTGTATGCTTTACGTGAAAACCGCGAAATTATTACGATGGAGGATTTGGAATATATTATCAACCGTATTTTGGCGGGCTGGCAATCGACCGAGTCCAAATATTCGGACGATATTATCCGGCGTATTGCGATCCACGAGATGGGTCACGCGGTCGTGGGGTTCTTCTCTCCCAATCATCCCAAATTGACTAAGATATCTCTTAATTTATGGTCACCTAAGACCCCGGGTTATACTATCTTTGAGAGCAACGACGAGAATACGAACATTTATACCAAGGAGGGGTTGTTCTCCCACCTGATGGTGCTACTGGGCGGACGCATTGCGGAAGAGCTGTTTTTCGGGTACTCGGTGACGACGGGCGCGCGTAAGGATCTCGACGAGGCGTATAAACTGGCGCAAAACATGATTATTCAGTATGGGATGGGACGGCGTAACATTTACCCCGACCTGAGCGACCAATCCAAGTTTTTGATCGACCAAGAGGTGAATGACTTGTTGGTGTCGGCGAATGACGCGGCAGTTGTTATTTTGACGGAGGCGCGTGAATTTATTTTGGAATGCTCGGAGATTTTGCTGCGCGATAATATACTTAAACCCGACCAAATGGCGGACATCGTACGTAGTAATTACATTGAACTGTGGAAGAAATATGATCTTACACCCCACCTCTAAGGGGAACCAACTAAGGGGAACCAAGGTTCCCCTTAAACCCTTCCTTAAATTGTAAATGTCTTGGGAACGTCCTTGGAAATTATCTTAACAACATGGTTAACATAATTAAGGAAGGGGTTAGGGGGAACCTTGGTTCCCCCTATTAGTAGGAATTATAGACCGCCTCGATGATATTCAAATACTGTTTGATCGTCGTGTCCGGAAAGCGTTCTTCGTCATCGTCGTCATCCAGGTCGTTGTTATTGGTATACCCTGAAATAATACTAGTATCTTCGTCCGATTCAAACAGTACATCAAAGGTAATGTCGTCAGAATCGATAGGAAGATCGTTCATCGAACGCAATGATACTTCTGCCATGGAGGGAACCTCCAACGACTCTACCAAAAAGTCGGTTAAAACGGCCTTGTTATCCGAATAGTACGAGTAAGAGCCCTCCGTACCCTCTTTCCGCGTATATTTGCACCGAACTCCAAACAGCTCAGTCTTATAGTCGTAGAAAACGTACGTCGTGCAAATATCTACTATCGGCGATATCTCACTAAAGCCCACCGTACCACGTTGGACCAGCTTAATTACCAAAGTGTCACCTGACATTGTTACCATAATAAAGTACAAACTATTTATATTTATTCGCAAATAAATATAATTTACAGCGACAAGGTTCTCGACCCCCGATATTTCAAGAGATCTAGGATTTTGCTTGTCGTGGGAAATTCGGTATCTCCATAAATATCCTGTAACAATAACCATTCGAACAACCCTCCCCGATAAATATAGATATCCGAGAACCCGAGACCCCGCAATTGTTGGTATTTTTTATCCACAGTTTCGTCGGCATTGTTTTTCCCGTAGATAATGAATTTTTTACTCAATCCCTGAGATAAAATGTCGTTGATCAGGTTCTCCTCTTTGTCACATAAAACGGTTCCAGGAATCAAACACGACTGTTCGAGAACCGGTAAAGTATTAATAATAATGTAGGCGTTTGAGGTCTTGATGGCACCCTGCATATCTTCAAAATTAATATATTTTATAGCCCGTTTGACGAAGGCCCATAGTCCCTGCATCGACACCGTATTGTTTTATACCAGCCACAAATTTCTATTATGTTTACTGAGAAATATGACATAATGATATAATGCCATAATAACACAATATATTATTGTGTGTAGCAATTTAGAGAATTAAATACTAAGCTACTATAATGACGGTTATCAACGACATAGAAATCGACGATATTCAATATAGTAAAAACGAGATCAAGGAGGCTATCATCAACAACGATCCGATCGAGGATAAACTCCATGTGGTCGCGGTCATCTCGAATCCGTGTCTCTTTGCCCGCCGCTATATTTTGACGAGGGAATTCATTGCCCGTATGGAGAACGACGAACCCAATGTTGTTCTCTATGTAGTAGAACTGGCCTACGGATCTCAGCGGTTCATTATCACGGACAAGAAGAACAAGCGCCATTTGCAGTTACGCTGCGAGACCCCGGTCTGGCATAAAGAAAATATGATCAACTTAGGTATACGTAAGTTGTTGCCGTCGAATTGGAAGGCGGTGGCATGGATCGACGCGGACGTGGAATTCGAGAACCTGACGTGGGCGACGGATACCCTGAAGATTTTGAATGGTTCCAAAGATATTGTACAGTTGTTCAGCCATTGTGTCGACATGAACCCGATCGGTGAAGCCATGAAAGTATTTGCAAGTTGGGGGTACCAATATATGAAGAAATTACCGTATTCCGTGGGCACCCTCAACTATTGGCATCCGGGGTACGCCTGGGCGTGTACGCGCAAAGCCTACGAAAAAATGGGCGGGCTTTACGACAAGAGCATCTTAGGATCCAGTGACAATATTATGGCGCTTTGTCACCTGCAAAACTGTAAGGAGACCGGCTTGAACCCGGAGAATTCGCAGGATTATAAAGATTCGGTCGAGGAATATAAACGTAAGCTGAAAAATATGCGGGTAGGCTACATCCCGGGGTTGATACGGCATTATTACCACGGGAGCAAAGCGAACCGCAAATACGGGGACCGCTGGAAGATATTGGTGAAATACCAATATTCCCCCGACCAACATATTACGTACGATAGCAATGGTGTGATAGTGCCGACCGAAGCGTGCCCACCGGAGCTCTTGGAAGAGATTTGGAATTATTTCTCGGAACGCAACGAAGATGATATCTACATTAAGGGAAACCAAGGTTTCCCTTAAGATCCCATCCTTGCAGGGAACCGTCGGTCCCCCTCAAAATTGAATTTTGTAAATGATATAATAACTAAATTATATCAATTATTGACACCACCACCATGGATCTCGCTCAAAACAAGCTCACCCGGTCGGAATGGGAGAACATCGAGGTTCCCATCGCCGATGCGGAGAAGAAAATCGTGCGCATGATTATAGACGGGTATCATAATATCAATATCCGGTTCAACGATTCGCAGTCGTTGTTCAGCCACATCAAAATCGATAAAACCCCGGAGCTCGAGTATTTCCTATATAAAAAATATTTTGAAGATGATATCTTAGGGGCTCTGAAAAAATACGGAAAGGGGCTTAATATTGAGACGATGGGGTCGGCCACCAATGACCTATGTAAAGTCAAGAGTGCGGACGGAATCCGGTTGCAGAACCTCGACAACCATATCAAAATCAACCGCGGGCTCATCATCGAGTTCCTATTGATCGATCTTTGTAAAGACACCATCAAACATATTTCAAAAAAAAAACAACGTTACGCCTATTATTTATACACGCTCATTCAGATCAAAAAATCGACGGTTCCTTACCAAAACAAGTATGTTCTCATGTTCGTCGACTCCGTCATCGCTTACGGTAATTCTATTACCAAAGTAAGTGAGATTATCACCAATGCCTACGAATTCATTGAAAAAAACCCTTATTTGCTCAAGTACGAGGACAAGACATTGTTCTCCCACCAAAAGGAATTGTTTTCCTTGGTCCAACGTCGATCAGACACCAACGATGCGAACAAACCTGCGCTCATTTTATATATGGCTCCTACGGGGACGGGCAAAACCCTGAGCCCCATCGGTCTATCGGAAGGGTACCGTATCATCTTTGTCTGTGTGGCTCGGCACATTGGCCTCGCCCTGGCGAAAGCCGCTATTTCCGTAGAAAAAAAGGTGGCATTCGCGTTTGGGTGCGAAACCGCGTCCGACATTCGCCTCCACTATTTCTCTGCGGTCAATTACACGAAACACCGGAAATCGGGGGGTATCTGGAAGGTGGATAACTCGGTCGGCGACAATGTGGAAATCATGATTTGTGACGTGCAATCCTATCTGACCGCCATGTACTATATGCTGGCTTTCAATCCCGCCGAAAATATTATTACCTACTGGGACGAGCCGACCATCACCATGGACTACGAAGAACATCCGCTCCATCCAGTGATCCAGCGTAATTGGGCCGAAAACAAGATTCCTATTGTGGTTTTATCGTGTGCTACGTTACCTGCTAGCGAAGACATTATGCCGGTGTTTGACGATTTCCGGTGTAAATTCGACGATGCGGAGATTTGTACGATCAAGAGCTTCGATTGTCGGAAATCGATACCGATCCTGAATAAGGAGGGGTTTTGTGTGTTGCCGCACTATATGTATGCGAATTATTCGGAAACGGTCGAATGTGCCCAATATTGTATTGAAAATAAAACACTGTTACGTTATTTCGACTTACGTGAGATCGTTCGCTTCATTGACAGTGTTCATGAACTGGGCGCAGTGGACGAGGCGTACTCGGTCGACGCCTATTTCAACGGCAACATCCGCGAAATTACGATGAACCGGCTGAAAGAGTATTATTTGGATTTGTTGCTGCATATCAAGGAGGGAATGTGGTCCACCGTCTATCAAGGATGTATCGTCTCGCGTAAAGAGAAGTACAGCAAATCGGGAGCATTGACCAAATCGTGTAGTTTATCTACGCCTTCCAATGTATATAATGACACCGCCCTTAAACGTACTACCAGTGTTTCGCATGCACCCAAGCCGACCAATCCGGCAAGCAAAGGCATACTGTTGACCACAGCCGACGCCTATACCTTGACCGATGGCCCGACCATCTTCTTAGCCGACGATGTGAATAAAATTGGTCACTTTTGTATCCAACAGTCCAACATTGCGGTCACGGTGTTCCAAAACATTTTGATGAAAATTACCCAAAATGACGTGTTACTACGTAAGATCGAAGAACTCGAAGGCGCGATTGAAATGAAGGAGAGCAAGAATGCGGGGGACGATGGTAAAACCTCGGTAAGGGAGAGTGGTCGCCTCTGCAACGAATCTCAAAAAATGATGGATGAGATCAACAAACTACGTAAGGAGATCCGGCTTGTGTCACTGGATGCGCTGTATGTGCCAAATACCCGCCCCCACCAACAAATTTGGAACCCGGAGATCAACGAAGCTAGCTTTGTGTCGAACATTGGCGAGGACACAGCTAATACGATTATGCAACTGAACATAGATAATCATTTTAAGGTGCTTTTGCTGCTGGGGATTGGGCTTTTTACGGACATCAAATGTGTCGAATACCGCGAGATCATGAAAAAATTGGCGGACGAACAGCGGTTGTTTATGATTATTGCGTCGACAGATTATATTTACGGGACGAATTACCAGTTTTGCCATGGGTTTATTGGTAAGGATTTGACGCGGATGACCCAACAAAAAACACTGCAGGCGATGGGACGTATTGGTCGTAACAATGTGCAACAGGACTATACGATCCGTTTTCGGGACGATGGGATGATAGAACAGCTGTTTAAGAAGACGGAGAACAACCTGGAAGCCAAAAACATGTGTGCGCTTTTCAAAGCAGGTGCGCCGTAGCAGGGAAACCTACGGTTTCCTCAGGGCGCTTTCTATGGGCGAAGCCCAAAAGCCCAAGGGTTGAGGGCAATGCTCTGCTACGCATTGCAAAGCCCTCTGACCCCCGCACCCCCTTCCCTTAAATAAAAACAAATTATGTTAACCCAGTTGTTAAGATAATTTGCAAAAGTGGTTTACAGTTGAAGGAAGGGTTTAAGGGGAACCTTAGGTTCCCCTTAGTTAGGGACGTTGAAATTTATGGACGACCAAGGGTTCGGGCAGGATGAGCTGGGTCTTATCCGCAATAGATAAGCTCGCAAAAGATTTTATGTCGGGTTTGACTGGGTCCTGCGGGTTCACCAGGTTGGTGGATCCAATACCTCTTAAATAGGATTCGATGTCGCAGGCATTGTTCGCCAGGTTCTCGGAGGCAATTCTCCCCATGATGAGTCCGGTCCCCGCAAAATGGGTTTGGGTCGGTACCCCATAGCTATTTTTCTTATCCGTTAAATAGTTCAATTGTTCTTTAAATTGATTTTGCTCCATGGCGTAATCGCCTTCAGTATTTTTGTTTCTAGTGGACGCCATTTTCAATATATAATCGGCTAAGATAAAAGTTTCAAAAGTTCTCGATAAGCTCCCAAGTCTTTGCTAAAGCGCCCGGAAAAAAATTCGACTAAACACGAATGATATCGCTCCATATAATCGTAAGAAAAAAGAACCGCCAGGCCGATGTTCGGGTCTTCGGAGAACATGCGTAATGCAGCAATTTGGTACAATTCACGGAATTCGGCCACACCCTTGGTTTGTTCAAAGACAAAATCCATCACCTTGGTCGTCGCATCTCCGTCGTAGGCCAATTCGTCTAATGTCTCGTCATCCAGTTCTTCCTTATTATGATCTCTCAATTCTTGGACCTTTTTTTCATAAATCGTGTGGTCCATCTCGAAAAGTTCTCGGCAACAGCGGCGATATTCTCTTGTATCCCCATATTTTACCACCACTTCTGTACGGTATCTCATAATATTGTTATAACATAGTAACAATATCATGTATTTAACTAGTTTTATGTCGAAAATGCTTTACACCCTTGAACATTATAAACCGGACACCCAAGGGTGTCCGGCTCAATGTTTAAGGGCAACGTTACCGATAAATCAATTGTATCAGGCACCCATCTTTGATGGGTGTCCGGATTCAAATGTTCATCGGTGTATTATAATGGGTCTAAAACATGGCCGCCGAGGGGCGATTTCCCTGTTGGAACTTGGGGTCCTGGGACATGTCGCGGGTCATCATACCGCCACGCACCCACCCATTCAACGCGGACTCCTCCACGTTCTTGGCCGGATCCTGGACGCGGTCGGCCATCTTGTCGTCGGTAGGGTAGAGCGAGTACGCATTGAAGGATTTCTCCATGATGGTGGAAACGCTCTTCTTATCGGAGACCATCTCGCCCTGCTGGAGCTGGGCCTCCAAGGCGGGGTCGCAGCTTCCTCTGCCTAAATATGGCACCGTTAAGAAGGGGCGCTCAAATAACATGTTACGCCCCCCGGGACGGCCGTTGTTAGCCGAATAGAGCACAGCAGATTCGTCGTCCACCAGCCCGTTGATCAAGCCGTGTCCCTTGGCCATTCCACTGAACATCGTCGTGGGTTGCTGGATGGCGAAGTTGACGTGATTGTCCGAAACAACATTACTAAAATAGTCGGCCAGGGTATAGTTGGTGAAACGGGTATTGTAGATGTTACGTTGAGACTGATCGGTCGAGTCTTGGGTGATGCGGCCCATATTATTAAATTGATAATCAAAAATGGTGGTCATAATATACTATTTATATTATGAGTCGATATTTTATAAGGGGAAACCAAGGTTTCCCCTTAAACCCCATCCTTTTGTCTTTATACAGGTTGCTTTTAATTTGCTGTGAATTATTAGTTGGTTACAAAATCTCTTACTTTCTATTCCGCCATTTTCGTTGGGTTTTGCGGCACTCAAACCGTTCGTTCCGCATTTCCCCCGGTTTGCACTTATTCACACATCGACCCGTGTGCGGATTGATTTCTTTGTTCTCCGGACAAAGCTTTTCTTGCTTTCCTGTCTTTTGTTTCTTTGGCCCCTTAGGGATCCGTTTCTTCCGGGTTATTTTGGCCGCCTTAGTAGGTTGAGGGTCCAGGATATCAGGATTCTTTTCCAGTTCCTTTTTCAATTCTTGAAATGACACCGACTTGGAAGAGGCGTCGTCGATCTCCTCTTCGAGGGCGGCCGGAACCACAGGCCCTGCACTAAGAACATGGTTATTGAAATGTTGGTTGAACCGCGCCAAAATACCATGTTTCTCTAAAATGTCTTCGTAGCGCACGAGTGCGGTACCTATGTCGATACGTTTCATGACATTAGCGTTTGTCATATCCAATAACAACTCGGATAAATCGTTGACCATACCGACCTTCATCATGGTGTGCACGTTTTTGAGAACATTCAACAGTCCGAGAGCCATACCGTAAGAGTCGAAGGTGTCCAAACACTTGTTAAGCATCGCCGAATAATGCGTGTCACCGGGTATCATGACTTGTAACACGGTTTCGCTAAATTGTTTCAAAATTTGGGCCATTATTGTGTCGGCTTTCAGGACGGTGCCTTCCTTGTTGCAGGCGGTGTAAAGAAAAAACCGGATGGCGGTGCTTTCCGGAGTATTTTTATTTTCGCGAAGTTCTGTGGTAATACGTTTGATGTAGTCGGTTTTGATCTTTTCGGTGTTACTTGCAACATTGGTATAACTGTTTTTGTTAAGGAATTTGTTTTCTAAAGGAAATGACCAGTGGAATTGTGAGAGGCCATGCATAGATCTTTCCGCGTTTTTGAGAACCTTTTTTTTCGGGGTCATAAGTCCAAAATCGATGAAGTTGATCCGATGGGTAGTGGAGTTGTAAACGATGTTTTGCGGTTTCAGGTCGTGGTGGATGACCCCGTGGTCTAAGAAGGCTTTGACCCCCGTGAATAAGCGGTGAGCCTCTAACCAGAACCGCTCGATTTCCTCAAATCGGTCCGCGGACGTCCATGCATTCGCCTTCTCAGCAAACATATCCAGGCTATCTCCGCCGTCCTCCATGACCAACAACGTATATTTCGACAGGTTCTTCGCAATTTTGGGGTCTGCCTGCCGCAGCCTTTTACATTTTTCTGCCGAGTTTTTGTTGTAAGGTTCTGGTGCTAATTTGCAAGGATGGGGCTTTCCTAAATAATATTGTTCGTCCGGATCTACTCTTTCCATGACCGCATATTCTACCAGTTCTTTCTCAGCCTCGGAAGCTTTCATTAATTTGGTGACTTTGTTCCCTTTGGTCGCTTGCGGGTCCTTACGGCATTTCAAGGGAGGTTTATGAACGCAGCCGTAGGTGCCCTCACCGGCCACGTTCGATGATTCTTTATCCATACTTCTGATTACGGTAGTAATAGTACTTATATTATCTAGACAAAATTTTACACCCTTGAAACTTTACGAAAAGAAACATAAAAATAAACTGTTATAGTATCATTAGCAGTAATAACAGCTAAAATGAACAGTGCACCTGATACAATAGTTGAAAAAAGTTTTGGTTCGTGTCTACTGGAATGGATACGAAAAATATTCGACATGATTTTCCGTAAACATCGCATCGAACCGAGTAAATCACAACCTCAAAATGGTAACAATGGGAAAATTGGAAAAACGAATAGCGAAATAATGCGAGATATTAGCGAACAAATGAGATTATTTTTCCATTCTGTACGTGGACCTGTCAACAATACGCTCCTCGGGATATCGTTGTTGGAAGATACGAACAATAACACCCCCGAGGCGCGCGAGCTACTAAATAATATGAAGGTGTCGTGCACGTTTGCTGCAAACACCCTGAATCGGTATGTTGGTATTAAAACCATCATACGGTCGAATAGCATTGTTCCGATTGAGCTGACCTATTCTCCGTTCTCCCTCCACGGATTTTTCCAACAGATTGATTTTTTAATACGTTTCCAATGCATTGAGAAGAAAATAAAATATACATGGACAATGCCGTCAGATATATGTAATTGGGTAGTGGGCGACGAGCACAACTTAGTCTATGTGATTGTAAATATTTTAGAAAAATCTATTTCGACAGCCTATGAGGGTTCGTCTATCATTATGGGGATATTTTCAGAAAAAATTGGCGCGGACGAACAAATCGTCACAATAACAATTACAGATAATAGTACGCCACGGACAGACATTGCTTCTGACCCGATATGGCAAACAGGTGTGGATATTATAAAAATGCATGGCGGTAAGTTAAACCACACATGGTCGGGAAGTGATTCGGGTTCGTCGCGAATGTTAGCAACAAATCGAAAATTCCCTAGTTTACAACAGATACGACGTCGACTCTCCTCGAGTTCCCGAGTCCGCAATCACCAAGAACCTGCCGTATTACCGTCCAACCGATATGTGATTCAGGTTCCGTTCAAAATATGTAACCAGGATTACCGATCGACGATGGTAGGAACGGAGAGTGCATTAGTAGCAGATAAAAATAATGAATTTCCTCTCTCCCGCGTGTCGAGTTCTCGGCGTGCAGAGATCATCAATGAAATATCACAAAAAAGTGGGCAACGAGAGAACCGCGATTATACGCATAATATTTGTGTGGTAGACGACAGCGAACTAGCCCGAAAGATGTTGATCCGAGTACTGAATGCCAGCTCGAGTGCTTCGGAAATAAAAATAGAAGTTCACCAAGCCGAGAATGGTCTGGACGCCATCCTCCAGTTTTATAGTGAAATTTCCAATATTTCGGTGATTTTTCTGGACAACATGATGCCGACCTTGGCCGGGCCAATCACTGCGAAACTAATGCGTGCATTAGGGTATAAGAATTTGATTATTGGTGTTACTGGCAATTCCATGGTAGATGACGTAAAACAGTTTCAGGAAGCAGGGATTGATTATTTATTTACCAAGCCCTTCACACGAAAGCATATAGATGCGGTATGGAAACTAATCAAGGACGCCGGGTTTAAATCCAAACTGAAACATAAACTTGCATACGAAAACGGTGTGCTCTCCTGGAGCAGGGAACCTACGGTTCCCCTGCGACCCCTCCCTTAATCAATAAACTAATTATGTTAACCCGGTTGTTAACATAATTCCAAGAACCTTTACTGTTTAAGGAAGGGGTTAGGGGGAACCATGGGTTCCCCCTAGTAGTTGGTATGGTGATTATTAATGTTACGGGCGCAAGCAAATGCGTTGCCTTCTTTGCACGAAATCATACTACCGTAACAAAACTCGGCAAACGCTCCCTGGTCATTTGGTATGGTAGAGCCAGGATTAGAGAAGAACGGCTGCATCGACTGTTCAAAATTTAATTTTTCTCCTAAATCTGCGAACAGTTTATCGGCAATGTCGGGTTGGCCCGGATTGGACTCAATCACCATTTGTTTTGCTTGTGCCAAAATCTGGTCGTTAATATTTACGTTGAAAGCGGGAGGTGCCGGTTTTTTATTCGGATTATACTCATAGTCGGTCATCAAGACATTGGAAAAGGGGTTATGAGAATCGGGCTGTTGGAATACGTCAGTGGGGATAGGGATGCCATTTTTCTGCAGAAAATCGTAGCCGGCGCTTTCGAACCCCTCTTTGATGCTGACGGTTTTCTTCTTACTTTCGCTCTTGGACTTTTCCAACTGATGGTAGTAATACATCAAATAAATAGCGGCAATGGTGATGGCACTTATCAAGAGTAAGCGGAGGCTTTTGGTGAAGGCGAACCCAACAATGGTGAGAACAATCACAGTGCGCGTGATCGTGTTTAATTTTTGCTCGTAACACATCGATTCGGTAGGGTAAAATTCGGTAAGGTACTCCTTTTGAAAGAGAACATTGGGGTCATTGATCCAAAATGGTACGACAGGTTCTCCTAGATCGGGGATAGCTATATTATTGTCTGACGAATCTAAAACAAATTTATCCGGCGCCATTTTTGCTATACTGTTTACTATACTTATTATAATAACGACATAATAAAGGCAGGGAACCTACGGTTCCCCTGCGACCCCTCCCTAAATTATGTTACTTAATTAGTAACATAGTTTGGTTTGTCTTATGATGGTTTGTAAAGGGGGTTTATGTGATAAGGGGTCAGAAACGGAACTATGCCAACATGGTATTGACAAACGATCCCAGTGACGTCCGGCTGATCTTCGAGTCAAAATCGATCGTCTTGTTATCGCGGACCAACTTCACCGTAGGGAAAGAGGTCACATTAAACTCGTTCATCTTGGCTTTAGCGTCGGCGGAGAGGGGGTCGCTCGTGCAGTCCACATCCACGCATTTAATCTTATAGCCATTGATGACAGTGCCGTCGTATTGGCTACGGAACGCCTCCCACTCCGGTTGAGCACGCTTGCAATGAGGGCACCAGTCGGCATGGAAGAAATAGACCAAGGCTTCCTGGTTGCGTTTATTTGCATTAGCTACATCATTGAACAGGTTCTCGGACTGGCTCTTTTGGTTCTTATACCAATAGATACCAACAAGTAAAAACAACACAAATATGACAAAGGCTAAGATGTAGTAATAGTAAGGGCGGATATATTTTCTTAATACGTCGACGATGTTGGCCATTATATATTTTGGGCAGATATTATATTATCGTAGCGAGAACTCGCTTACCTGGACAGGAGAAAATATCTAACTATAATGTAAAGATTTATGTTACCTGTTGTTGATTCCTTAAAGATAATTTCAAAAAACATAAAGCGGTCAAAAAATAAAACTGAAAAGCGGCGTACGCCGCCACTCGTCAACGTGTTTACCAACAAGGATTATGAAAGCAACGATGGTATGTTGACCACGGTATGGGGGCCCAGTGCCTGGCATTTTCTCCACACGATCAGTTTCAACTATCCGATGAATCCCAGTGAAAGCGATAAACAGAATTATATGGAATTCGTACTCAATTTGAGGAATGTGTTGCCCTGTGGTAAATGTCGAAAGAATTTAGTCAAGAATTTCAAAAAATTACCCCTCACAATAGCCGCCATGGAGAACCGCGCTACATTCTCTAAATATGTCTACGATTTACACGAAGTGGTGAATGAAATGTTAAAAAAGAAGTCGGGGCTCACCTACGAAGACGTGCGAGAACGTTACGAACATTTCCGGGCCAGATGTACACGATCGAAAAAACCCAAAAGGCGTGTGCGGTTCTCTAAAAAGATCTCCACCATCGACATCACTACCAATAACGGAAATAAAAAAGAAAAGGGTTGTGTCGTCCCCCTCTACGGGGAGAAATCCAAATGCGTTCTCCAAATTGTCCCCCAAGACACCAAGTGCGACACGTTTCAGATTGACGATCAATGTATCAAAAAACAGTTGGTGATGTCTTAAGGTTTGGTCCCAATGTTCCATTGTTCCAATGTTTCGTCCCGTATTCGATAAGTCGTGCACGCTCCTCGGGAGAACTTAACACATAGTAGGCGTCATATGCAAACACATGGGTCGATTTCATGATAATTTGGTATGAAATGGGCGGTTCGACCGGAGCGATGACCCGGTTCTCGATCAATTTGTTAAACAAGTAAATAATATAGTCGAACAGCGACGACTCCGCCCCCATTTTAATTTGATTCGAATGATCAAATTGCACCTTTATCCCTAGGATTTCGTCCGGATTCGCACCATGGTCGATGCACCGTTTTAGGGGATAGTTTGTGCATAGTGCACCGTCACAATAGCAGGCATCGGCACATAGAAACGGGGAGAACACAATGGGGACACAGCACGAACAGTAGATCACATCGATGACCCGCCAGTCGGGATGAGTTTTATGCGAAAAATCGACGAGTTGGTAGCTCTGGGTTTCCGTGGCATAGATATGTAAATCAAACGGAAAACGCTCATAGAATTCACGTAAGGTGATGTTGATGTTGATATCTTTCCCGCTGAACAGGGGCAAAATGGTTTCTTCGATGATTTGTATATCGTAAATCCCCCGTTTTTGGAAGGAGTTCATCATTGTGTAAATATTGAACTTAAAGACCTTATGCCATGGACGCTTGATCAAGAAATCGTCGATTTCTGACCATTCGTAGTTCAAACATAAAAGTACACATAGAAAGGCGCCTATCGATATGCCGTGCAAAGACGCTATATTATCCAATGTCCAGAGCCCTTCTTTGTGAGTCTCTCGTAAAGCCCCGTAAAAGGAGAGGCCGGCGGTTCCGCCGCCCGAAATTACAATATGTTTTATAACGTGTTCCATATGTCCCTGTAGTTAGCATATGTTAGGGTATAATCTTCGAATACTTTATCTGACAAAAATATATTACGATTAAAATATATTTTTGAGATGGCATGCTACTTGACCGTCGATGACGAAGAGGCGATGGGGAAACTCAACATAGACGATCTCTACGAAAAGAAGCATATGCGCGACAAAAAACAGTTGGCTATTTTCAATAAAATACTGAATCGGGTGCATAAGCGGATTAAATTTATTTCGCATAATAAAAGTAACGATCAACACATATGGTTCACGGTTCCCGAATACATCTTTGGAGAACCGGTGTATGACCAGGGTGAGTGTATTGGTTATTTAGTGGTGAAATTGGAGGAGAACGGGTTTACGGTGAAATATATGCACCCCAACACCCTCTTTATTTCGTGGAGCAATTGGGTTCCGTCGTATGTACGCAACGAGATCAAGAAGAAGACTGGGAAGGTGATTGACGAGCGGGGTAATTTAATCGAGAAAAACGTGGAAGACGATCCGGAGAACAATATGTTGAATGATAAGAGCCACGGAGCCCAGAAACCGAAGAAGGAATATACACCGATCAACCAGTATAAACCCACTGGGAATTTGGTGTATAATCCGGAGATGTTCGAGAACCTAGAAAAAAAGATAAAAATTAATGGGCTCTAGGGGCAATGTTCTCGGTGTAGTTTTCTGGTTTTATTTTTTTTATGTTTGTTTTTATTTCTCCTTCTTTTTTGGAGAGATCGAGAACCTCCTACCTTCTTCGAAGGGGTCGATTTTTGGGGCAATTTTTGGTTAATTGGATAAACAGTAAAATATGTATTTTCTATGGGGTAGTTATTGTCATAATAGGCCTGGGAAGAGAAAAAATGGTTTAATTTGAAATACGCAGGTTCTCCCACCTTGTCTTGGAACACGAAAATGTTCTCCCCCGAAAACATACGTAATCCAAAGTGTTCGGTATAGAGAGATCCGAGCCCTTCTTTAATGTTGTAAATATTTTTATCTGCATCATTACTCGAGCCGTTGTTTTTAAGACCCATTTCCAGGATGTTTTGTATAATAGCATCGTTGTTATTTTGGATGTTTTTAAAGATAAACGTAGGAGAACCAGGTTCTCCATTCGAGGATTTCAAAATAGATTGATAGTAAAAATAATAGTCGAATATTTTGTGTATATCGGGTTTACCAGTATAGTCGATCTGTTCGCTGTATTCGTAGACGTTTACCTTTGTGGCGACCGGAATAAATTGGTAATGTTTCAGCAGCTTGTCCATATTAGGGTGTTCAAAGTATCTGGACGGGATATAAAACTGTATGGTTCGGAAACCTGCGTCATTGACAAAGGTGACTATACCGTAGGGTTGGAACCCAGGGGGTAGAGTGAATTTGGGGGTAGGAGCTTGGTCTGGGAAGACGAATTTTACGATATCACCGATTTTGTCTCTTTTGATCAGGGTATAGTTTCTATTCGAAGTATCAGGGCCGGTTTCTAATACCATCTCGCCCGAGAACCCGGTTTGCACAAATCCCCCACCCACTAATCCAATTTTGTCTAGGTTCTCCACAGCGGGCTTCGCGGCTAGGTTCTCCCCCATAGGCTTGCTAGAGGGCTCCATAATAGGCTCTGCGACAGCTACGACAGGCTTATCAACAACATATGCTACGGTTTCCACTGGTTTATCTAGATCTTGTTGTTCTTGTAAATATTCCGATTTCAAAATATTATCAAAGGTGATTTCCTTCCGTTGTTGTAATTCGGCAATATGTTGGTCCGTCAACAGAGCTATCGAATAAGGCAGGTTCTCCCCCAACGTATCTAACAAATCGAATTCCGTCAAAAACTTGAAAGTAATGACATTACTATTGGCCAGGTTACGCCGGGTCGTACGCGTCGACATCTTGTCAACTTTTCCGCCGAAATTCAAATCTAAAAACTCTATGAAATTGGCCTTTTCGGTTTTTTTAGTAAGCGGATTATCGTAACGCTTAGTTTTCATCCCTAAAAATTTGCCAAAAAACCGACGCGGGACCGGCTTCGCCGGGCGACTAAAAAGAGACGCTAACCCCCGAATGGTACGTGGATCAATATAGGCGTGTTGTTGTACATAATACATTTGTCCCGTCTTCAGTTTCGTTATATTGCTCAAAGATAGCTCGTAGTTGACTTTGATGAAACCGATCATGCTGTCCCTGGCGTCCTTCTCTTTGTAATGGTTATAATCGTCGATGATGGGGCGGATAATACACTGTAGGAACGAGGGCAAATATTTCTTTTTTTCCTCCTTATTGAAGAAGGAGCGGATGTTCTCGTCGATGCCCTTTTTCATATGATCTACCAGGCCATTCCATAAACTCGTATTGTCTTTCATATGCTGTCGGATGTCCATCCTCACCTCTTTATACAATTTCCGGTATTTGGTCTTGATATAATTGATCAGATAGGTTCTCACCTGAATACTGTTGGCCTTTTCAATATCGATGACATTGGTTCCGGACTGGAGGGTGATTGTGGGGCCTGTGGGGGTCGAAGCGGGCGGAGCGGAAGAAAGGCTCGGGGCCGAAGTAGAAGGGGTCGATGTCGCAGTGTTGCTACTAAGCGCCGTGAAAGAGGCCGCCTCCGCCCCTATAGGGGTTGAAGACGCAATACTCGATGTCAATTTGCCCATGATACTTTGGTTGCTGGAGGGACGAATTTTTTGGTAGAGGTCTTTGGCACGCCCGAACAATGATTTGGCACCGGACCCCGACCCCGGTGTAGCGAACGCCTTCCCCTCTCGTTTAGCCAGTGCTTTCGCCCCCTTGGACGCGATCCCCCTCGCTGCCACCGCCAAAAGAGGCGCCCCACCCACCAATGCCCCCTGTTCGGGGGAGGGGGTGGCGCCAGGGTATTCCGAGAAAATGTCGTTGATCTTGTCTGCAAACAACTTGATAATTCTTTCTTTTCGAGAACTAGAAAAGGAGCCGGACGACAAGGCAATGATCTTTGAAACAATGGTTTTAACGACCATCATCACATTCCTTTTATCCGAAATAAATTTGTCGAACTCGGACCGGATCAGCTTAATACCTGCCCCAATATCGTGGATATCACCGTACTCGTCGACCGTTGTTTCCGGCTTGTTACCGTAAACCGAAAAGTCGCAATAATGGGTTTTATTATAGCGCTCTGTTTCTACATCGACCGTCTTACTGTCGATGACCACATTATTGGCTATGATAGCGTCAATGATGCTGAGGTCGACCAATTCCTCGCCTTTCAGTTGGGTAAGATGGTGATCGTCGACCAAATCGTTGTAATAGGTTTTGATAATGTTCTCGTAACAGTCGTTACCGTCGTTCTTAGCAGGGCGTTCGACCAATTTTTCCAAAGAATCGATAATTTTACGGATAATATGGTGGAAATAGATATATTTAGGTTCTGTGAATTTCTTAAATACCGCATTGATGATGGCGTTTTTAATGACGAAGGTTTTGTTGTCTACCATCTGTGTATTTTGCTCGATACAGTACGTATTACGGCCACCCCCTGTCTGTACATAATTTGCCCCGCCCTTATGACGCTTCAAGAGTCCGAGTCCCATTGATTTTAATTTGTTGGCGTTTCCAGTGGCCACACTTTTCAGTTTCTGGACCGCGGCATCTTTGAGTTCGGTTGCCTTGTCGGAGCCTTGCTGGGTTAACGATTCCTTTGCGCTATTAACCTGTTGTTTGAGTTTGGATACTAATGAGTCGGATTTCGCTGGTTCTTCGGCTTCGGGTTCTCCAGGTTTAGGCTTTTCCGCTATGGTTCCAGTCGAGGGTTCTTCGGCTCCAGATTTGGAATCTTCCGTCTTTGCATCGGTCTTAGGTTCTTTGGCTTGGGTTTCTCCACTATTAGCGGGAGGTACATCGACCACATCGATAGATGTCTCCGGTATCGCGGTGGGAAATAGATTCGATTCGTCAAAACTGTCAAAATCGTCCTCCCCGATCTCCAGGTGCCGAATAATTTTAATCAAAAGATCCTTGTTCTTGATGAGTCCCAGCTCCTTGACAATAAATATAATCAAATCGCCTAAGAACGTTTGGCTAATATCGCCGTTCGGACATTTTTTGAATTCGTTGGGATCATAGATCCCCTTACAGAGAACATTCGAAATCATGTTAGCAATATCATTGATGGCACCATAACTGCTTTCATCAATTTGGGCTTTGATGGATATAGGTTCGAACAGGCCAGTACAGCAAATTTTATCTTCAATATCTTGTTGATTACCACATTCTATAAAATCGGGGTCGTGTTCGTAATCACTTTTACTCATATTCCCAACGATTCCGAACGATTAGTTATATTATTGATATAAAAAAATTGATTAAAGCCAACATCCGTTATTGTATAGAAGTACCGAATGAACCGAACCAATGAAAAAAGAACGATTAAAGTGAAGCGTGTAAAAAAACCGGCGTTGAACCTGGACCCCGGCCCTGACGGGGGCGACGAATCGGCCGCGAACCTGATACACGAAGAGATCGATCCGGAGCAAACATATTCGATCCCCAGTATCGCGACAGCTAGTGCCAAACCCACATATCATAGTACCCCCCAAACCAAGAAAAACAAATCTAAATTGTCGAACAAGGATAAACAAGATCTGTGGAAGGTGTTTGACACGGATAAACAAGTATTGACCGCGTCATCGGAGATAGAGTGTGTTTATTCGACACCTATAGCTAAAGAGTTGGAAACATGTCATTTATGTAACTCACATTTAATGATCATGGAATCCGGGTTTCCCACCTGCGTAAATGAGACTTGCGGGATAATGTATAAAGACGTTCTCGATTATTCGCCCGAATGGCGGTTTTACGGGGCGGAAGACAAGAACGCCAACGACCCGACCCGGTGCGGGAATCCGATTAATCCACTGTTGATCGAATCCTCGTTCGGTTGTAAAGTGTTGTGTAATAACAAGTCCTCGTACGAGATGAAGAAGATTCGGAAATGGACGGAATGGCAGTCGATGCCGCATAAGGAAAAATCGCTATACGACGAATTTCAGTTTATTACCATCATGGCACAGAATTCGGGCATCCCCAAGATTTTTATAGACTATGCTATGACGGTACATAAAGACATATCTGAACAAAAAATGTTTCGGGGTATGAACCGTGATGGCATCAAGGCAGCGTCGATCTATATTTCTTGTCGGCTGAACGGCTGCCCTCGAACTGCCCACGAAATCGCCGAAATATTTCGTTTAGATAAAACCAGCGCGACCACAGGGTGTTCTATGGCGGTGAATATTTTACAAAATATCGAGCGTAACATCGAGCCCGCCCAGAAAACGGAGTTTTGCGCCACCTTGCCCAGTTCGTTCATTGAGAGGTATTGTAGCCGATTGAACTTTAACAAAGAATTGACCATGTTGGCCAAATTTGTCGCCGATAAAATAGAAAAGAACAACACGATCACCGACAATATACCTCATGCGATTGCTGCCGGAATAGTTTATTTCATTGCCCAGAATTGTCAGATGAACGTGACGAAACAGGACGTAAAGTCGGTGTGTGGTGTGAGTGAAGTCACCATCAATAAATGTTATAAGAAGTTGGACGTCATTCGCGAGACATTGATACCGAGCTCGATATTGTTGAAATATACGGTTTAGCCCTATTCGTATCATTCGTTTCCCCCCATTTTTTTACGCCTTTCGAGAGATAATAATGTTGTCGTAGTGTATAAGGATGTCCGATCAGCCCTCCGAAATTGTTAACGTAGATGCCGTGCCGCAAGAGCCCTTCCATAGCGAGCCCTTGCATTATGTTCCTGAGCCTGAGCCCGTTGTGGAGCCTGAGCCCGTCGTGGAGCCCGTCGTGGAGCCCGTCGTGGAGCCTGAGCCCGTCGTGGAGCCTGTCATGGAGCCCGTCGTGGAGCCTGAGCCCGTCGTGGAGCCTGAGCCCGTCATGGAGCCTGAGCCCTTACATTCTGCTCCCGTCCAACCTGAGACCATCGTGGAGCCTGAGTCGGTCGTGGAGCCCGTGATGGAACAGATCCAAGAGATTGTCGAAGCGATCGCGGAAGAGGAGAAGATTATTGAGGATTTGTTGTATGTCCCACCCGAGCCCTTACAGTCTGTACCTGAGCCTGTGTCCGAGCCTCCTGTCCAGTCGGTTTTCAAAGTCATTGCCCAGCCTCGCCGCCCGCCCACGATGAGAATGTTTATGTAAAGTATGTGTAAAGTCTCTGTAAAAATATTTGTAAATAGTATACGAATATTTTTTAAATGTCAAATGGTGTAGTACCAAAAATAATATTTATCATCCCTTACCGCGACAGAGAAAATCAAAAAAATCTATTTCTTCGCCAAATGACCTACGTATTGGAAGACCTACCCTCCACAGATTATAAAATTTATTTTGCAGAACAAGGTGATCAACGCGATTTTAACCGAGGCGCCATGAAAAACATAGGATTTTTAGCAATGAAAGAGATGTACCCCGACGATTATAAAAATATCACCTTTGTGTTCAACGACGTGGACACAATGCCCTACGAAAAAAACTTGCTGAATTACGTCACGTATGAAAATAATATAAAACATTTTTTTGGCTATAGTTACACATTGGGAGGGATTGTTTCTATTACCGGCGCCGATTTTGAGAAAATCGGTGGATACCCCAACTTTTGGTGCTGGGGATATGAAGACAATATGCTACAAAAACGCGCCCTGGCTGCAAACATACGCATTGACCGAGATCAGTTCTATAAAGTCGGATGTAAGGAGATCATACAGTTTGCGGATGAGATGTATAAGAGCGTGAATCGTAATGAATTCGACCGATATGTGGGAAATCGTATGGACGGCGTAGGCGATATTTCTTCACTGCAATATACGATCGAGGAAGACCAACGACGCATCCTGATCACGCGGTTCGAGACACCTTACAAAAACACACCGGAGAACAATACAATGTATGATATACGCACCCCGTCACGCCAACCATTCGCCGCAGGGAAACCGAACGTCGCAGAGAGCCTTACGGAGCAGGGAAACCTACGGTTTCCCCTGCGACCCCTTCCCTTATCTAAGATGATGTCGTATTAGACCTTTGTAATCTTGAACAAAAAAGCTTCATAAAGACTTCACAAAGGTGGTTACGTAACTACTTTACTGTGTAAAGGGAAGGGGGTGCGGGGGTCAGAGCAGCGAAGCTGCTCAACCCTTGGCCGCCTACGGCGGCCTTAGGGAACCGTAGGTTTCCCTGCTGCTTGTAGTAATTTATAGGTAATCCCGATTTCATCGTAGCTCTCCCATACCCCCGATATTTTAATGACAAACGTTTTGGGGTCCTGGGGATCCGGCAATATCGGCACATCGTTCGAAGGCAAAGCACTCTCATTACGAGAGGCAGTACCATATTCTTGAAATATTTTCATGTTCCCCGAATACATCTGTTTGGAGAGTAGGTGGTTCGACTTCAGAGTAATATCAAAATAACTTTTAAAATAATCGAGAATCCGCATTTCTATTTTGGCAATGTCCTGAATAATCCCCAAGTTTTTCGCACTGTAAGGGTTGAATCGAACAAAGCATTTATTGGTCTCGTATCCCTTGGAAATGGTGGCCCAATCGATCGGAAAATACAAATAAATACTGTTCATCACGAAATATTGGTTAGAATAAATGACCTTGGTGAAATTCCCGTCCATGATCATATTACGTTTTGTATCTAAAAAATGAACATTCACCATCGAAAAATTATGTACATCCATGCTTAAATTCATATTGTCTGCGCTATCTATTACACCAAAATAGCATTTAATACGTTTACAAAGAGTATTATTTTATTTTACTATAAATAAAATTATCTAATGAGCTGGGGCAGCCGCAGGCGCAGGGGTGGTTAAGGTCGTTTTGCTCGTCGACGCCACCACTGGCGGAACCGTGACATATCCGGTTATTGTATCCGCACTGGTCGGGCTCACAAACGCCTTGTTATTTCCGAAGAGATTTCCTGAAATTTTAATGTTGGCTGCGTAATTAGGTTTTCCGAGCGTGCTGCCGTTGATCAAGGTATTGAGGTTGTTATAAATATCGATATTTTTGTCGGATACGCCAGACGATTCGAAATTTTCCCAAAACGAGCAGCCGATCCACGAATAAACAATAATAAAACTGAAGAAGATCAGAGTCATCCACATCACAATTTGTGCCGCGGTTTTTTGAGAAACTTTTACCATGATAATATATATACAGTAGTATAATAATAATTCACGATGAGTTCTGCTATTTTTGATACATTAGAACCCGTCATTCCATGGAAAGGGAGAACATTCAATCAAATAACGTCTTCTATTAAAAAGAATCCGGGGCGCACCGGGTGCGGGACCCATAACTTGTTTTTGGCCAATCCGTTGAAAATATATCGCCGTGAGATAGCGACATTGAGCAATGAAACCAACATTTCGGCCTGCAAACAACGTTCGGCGTACAGCATCGACGAATTTGATCGCCCCGGTGGCTCCATCGTTCAGACCGTGACGGACGCATGCCACAATGGTTTAGTCAATACCATCGACATGACCTTACCCAACAATACGTGCGAAGAACCCGGAACATGTTTAGTGTTCTTGTCGCCCGCGGAAAACGCTAAACGCAGATGCCGTAGCGCTGGCATGGTTCGTCAAAAGTATAACCAACAGAACAAGCCCGCCTATTTTACCGACGCCAAACAGTATTTACATAGCCGCAATTATACCTACGATCAAAACCAGTTTCGCTACCCGGTGTCGGACCCGAGCTATTGCACCACCTATAAACCCAACAATAGCCAATTTTCGCAGCAGGGTGGGGTAAGTGCGAGCTCGCTCATTGCCCGCACCAAATACAATACGATACAAACTGCGGCGGCGCAAACCGGCACCAAGTATGGACCCCACACAGCCAATGCGCTCGCCTACGGTACCGATTCGGGTTATACGATCAAAGATGTGGTTGGCTACCCGAACCCAACTTACCCCGTGTTCAAGGCAGGGAACCTTGGTTCCCCCTGTTAGGCGAACTTTGGCCCTATCACGGAGCCCATAATACAATATTTTGTACCGCTCGTGACCGGCGTGATCTCGCTCATATAAAACGACGGAACAATGGTCATGGATCCCAGGTCGCGTTTAGATACGGTGGGTTCCTTGTCGAAATGCAGCAGCAGGTCCCCGCCTTCGTACGTCTCCGGGTCGCTCAAATTAATCAAAAAACTAATCTTCTTGACACCGGTGCTCTCGTACTGCATGTCCGTATGTTTATCGTAGTAATCACCCTCTTCGTAGACACAAAACCGCAATTCGTCAATATAAAGCAGGTCGTAGTTAAAAAACTTCTCATTGATGTCCAACAGCACTTTAGTCGTCGTCTCGAAGATCCACCGGCTTTCATCGGTGATGGGCAGCGTTGCCGATTTGTTTTGAAACGGTCTTACAATATTATCGCTGAGGTCGGCCAGAGGGTAGGTCAGTTTCAGTTTGTTACCGAGTTCAATCGTGTTCTTGCAGCCAATATCGGTAATCGGCACCGCCCAGCTCCACCGTTCCACCGTGTCCTTTTTGAGATGCCACATATTATAATATAACTTATCACGAGGGGGGGCTTTATATTGTTTATGCTATAATCGCAATACATTCCGTAACAGTGCGGTTCCACTCGTGTTGGGTACAGTGCTTTTGGACACGTCGACCATAAAGTCACTCAGGGGCTGGTTCAAAAGATTGGGCGGGATCGGTAGACCCGGGGGCGGGGCAAGCTTCGTTTCATAATTATTCGCATTATTATATGTATCGGCGCCGGTGCTTACGTTAATGGAATAAGGGACATTGTATTTGGTACACCACGCCACGCATTTTTGAATATTGGATTTGACCAGGTTGTCGATTCGGTCCTGCTTGTTCTTCTGTTTCATGAGCGAGATGGTGAAATAAATGTTCTCGATTTGTTGCTGTCCAAAGATCGCGTTATATTCTTCCAAACGTGTGATGAAATTGACCGGGATAGGGATGCTGATGAATCGGTGAATCGGGTCTGGTGTGGCGAGCATCTTTTCAAATGCCCGATAGAGTATGTCAAATGTCTCGATCGCCAGGGGTTCCAAAAACCCCTTACATACCACGTATTTTTCGGAGTTGGCGTAGCGGCTCGTCTGTGGTTTGATGATAAACGTCTTTTCGTAGAACGATGAGAGGATGTAGAGGAGGTCGACCGTGTGTTGCATGAAAGAATCGAAAATTTTGAGGATAAAGGTGCCCCCGCTCTTCTGCATTGCCAGTGCAAAGCTGATTTGGGCGAACAGGAGCTTGGCAATGTTTATTTCCTGGCGGTTGAAATCGAGGGAAAAGTCGAAGCCTCCGTCGGCCGTAATAAAATCCATGGTCGAGCCGTATTTCTTCTTACAATACATGAAATTTTCCAGCGACAGTATGTTTCCGGTTTGGTCCGCACCCTTTTCGATAAACACGTTTTTATTGTGTCTTAGGAAGTTCTCGGTTTTTTTCCAGGCGGGGATGTTAGGATCGTTTCTATCGTCCAATATGGTCATACCAATATATTGGTCTTCTGGACACTGGCGTATCTCTAAGAATGCTTCGATGAAGCCACCTGGCCCCTCGGCCAGATGAAAGCTAGATACCGGCGCGTCGTCAAAATAGATATTGAATATGTGGATCATCTCAATCATTTTGAAATAGGAACGCGACAGGGGCTTGCATTTCGATATGCACTTTTTCTTGTTAGGAAGCTGGGTGTGGATATATTCGTAGGGGTTGGTGTATTTTTTAAAGATGTCCCAGTCCTTCTCTTGCTTATCGAGTTCCTCCTTGATCTCGTAGAGATACCCCGAGAGGGAGTTGGAGACGATTGGTAGAGGGGCACCATTTTCGTCGGTAATACAATCGATGTATTTATGCGATAAAAAATTGGTTCTCGGCAACTGGTAATAAGTCATTCTATTATATGTAAAATATGTAAATGGTATCGCTACATATTATACGGGGTTAACATTTATATCTGTTTACGGCTTTTTTATCTTAAGGGTGATTTTTTCTCCGGTAAACCTAGGTGCTTCGACGGGCTCCATTGCAGGCGCAGGGGGTGCGGGTGCCGTGGGTGGTGCCTTAAGCACCAGACGACTTTTCTTTTTAATAACCGGCGTTTCCGCCATTGCAACAGCCTTTTCAACTTCTTTCAGATTCTCTTCCGAATTACGCTCCATTATAGTTTGCTCTTTCAACAAAGTCTGTGTCATTTTTTTAGTATCAATCGACCGAACCTTTTTGAAAATGAAATAACGGTTGACGAACGAGATGCGTTTCTCTTCCGGACTCATGAACATCGCCTTACGGTAATCAGCGACGCGGTTAGGGTTCCGTTTAATCTCGTTCTCCATTTCGGTGAATAATTCCGAAAACATACCGTCTGCCCGTGGTAAACCCATGTGCCGCGCATCATCCTTCGTTACCAAAACAAACCCATAGTCTTCCATGATACGGATAAAATACGTGAAATTCACCAAATATTCCTGAATATACTGATTGATGCTCTCCTGGAACACATGGATAGGGTAGCCCAAGCTCATCTCGTCGTCGGGAAACCCGGTTTGGTCGTACTTCTTGATGATCTCATAAATCTTACGGTCATTCTTCATGATGGTGATCCCCTCGTCACGTTTGAGCGATTTCAACATCTTGAACACGGTCTCGCCGTCGTAACATGTGCCGATGAAATGACCGCCAATTTTCGTGCATTCGGCCACATTACGCAAAAACTCATGAAAGGTCTGCGAATTTTGGAAGAAATAGTGGAGCGCGAACTGACACGACGCAATGTTGAAACCTAGCTCGCCCACCCCGTACTGATTATACACACCTTTGCCGAGCTCCGTGATGTCTTTGGCGCCCTGTCCAAACACCGCCCGCGCCACCACCTTGTCTTTTGCGGTAGACAGTGCCTCGCCGCTACGGATGTTGAGCGCGCTGTTTCCCTGAACAAAGAGCGCCTTCGGGATGCGCTGGGCCTTCTTCGCCTCGTTCAAGTAGCGGGCACAGGCCCCGTCCAATTGGTTGATGATATTGTCCCGCGAGTAATCGACACCAAACACAAACGACAGGTTCGCCCGGATCCATTTTTTCAAATCGCCGGCCTTCCCCACCGCGAAATCAATCAACGTGTCGCCGCGGTTCGCCACCCCCTGAATGAGGTTCTTTTTGACATACAAATTATGGAAGTCGCGGAGTCCCTGGGTGCTCGTCTCCTCGTTGGACTTGTTATAATACACGTCTTCGTCGGCGGTGCCTTCGGGGATGTTGTTTCCAGTAGATATCATCTCGGCCGTGATAGGGTGGTGGATCGAGTACCAGTTACTGTTCGCCACCTTGTACGAGTTACCAAAATTGTTCTTCTTAGCCCGCAATTGGGCCGTCTTATCGTAGCGGACACGTATCGGCACCCACTTCCAGCCGTCGGCATTCTCTGCCACATATTTGCATTCGACAATTGTGTCTCGATCGAAATACTCGCCTTCTTCGGTCATCATAACCAGCTGGTTTCCGTCCTCCTTCAACATGATGTTAGCTAAGTAGGCCTTGGGGTCGTACGGGTCGGTAGGAACAAAGGGGACCGGGCGGTATTTTTTATCGTTCTCGTCGGCGCCGCTCGCCGTACCTGTAGCAACATTATCGTCCAACACGTCCTGGTAAGGGTTGATGTATCCGTCGTCGCGCGGATTGAACCCGACATGTAATACCATGGTCTTGTACTGTAACACCTGCTGCGCACCCTGTAAATCGAGCCCCTCTTGGAAAATATGATGTACTTCGTCTTTGCCCGTCTTGTCCTTTTTCACCGTGACCAAGAAATCGATCGTGTTGAACTCTGGGGGTTTCCATTTGAACGAGTGTTGCCAGGTGATCTTAGACAGCTTACCTGCCGGACCGCCCTCGCGCGACCCTCCCACCGCCAGGTTCGCGGGCGTGAAGATGAGCCCATCCGTGTTGTATTCGTAGGTGCCGTCCTGGATGTTCGACAGAATTTCCGAGCAGCCGTCAAAGATGGTTTTGAGGGAGCTGGTCGCCTTGAAATTCTTGCATTTCACCATGAAATCCGTGGGATACTTGGGTTCCTTAGGCGTCACCTCCCCCTTGTCTTGTAGTTCAAAGACAGATATCGGTTTCAACAGTTCGATAAATTGCTGTAAAAGCGGGAGACGGAATTTGGTAACAGGGACATCAACCTCCTTGTCGCTCTCGGCACTCGGACAAAAGGCAAACTCGCGCACGCTCTTTTTATTCACATAATAGAGGTCGAATGCGGCATACAAATTAATATATTTCCCGTTACGATCGTGCTTGATATGCTCGCCGTCCAACACGCTGAAGAACAAGGTTTTGTCGGTGGTTTGTGTGCCAGTAAAGATAACATTCATATTGATGTCGATAAAATAGATTTTACCGGTTTCCGAGACATATAACAAATTACGCTCGCCGTCGGCTTTGTCCGTCACCGTGTAATTGTTACGGATATTAGGGGTAATGTACTTGTCGTTTGGTACCACAATATTACCGATTTGGAGCGTGTAGGACGACGGTCCGATGAAATCCGAGGGGAAAATGCGGCGCGGGTTCTGTCGAAATTCGTCCAAAATTTCTTTTGTGGTACGCTTCTTATCCGTAGGGGCATCTTCGTCTTCGGCACGGTTTTCCAACAGGTCGCCGTGGATCACCGCCATGTATTCCTGTAAAATATCCGCCTGTTCTTGATACGAGACTGGGTAATTGGTTCCTTGTAATCCGCTCAATACCGTGCGGATACATTTACGGATCGCGCCCATGAGCGCTGAAACCGTGTTGAAGGGGGTGCCGGGCCCTACCCGACTGTTGTCTACCTCTAGCTCAATCTCGTACTTCTCGACCCCTTCGAAGACCCCAGCGTCTTGTATGCTGTACTGGGGGATCTGCACATAGTTTCGGGTGCTGGCGGACGACTTGACAATGCTTAAATCCGCAAAGACGGGGAGGTCCGGGTGGTGGAGGCGAACGCGGTTCATGGATCTGAATATTTTTTTGGAGTCTTGCCACCGAGCGATGATGGAGCGGGCCACGTCGGTCTGGATGTGATAGTCCTGTTCAGTCTGGAAAGAGACGCGGAAGTTGAAATCGTCCATGTCGACCTTCTGGATGAAAGCACCCGCCTTGGTCATCGCTGTCATCTTTTTCGTAAACTTGACCTTGTTGAAGAGGGTAGACGGCATGTTGATCACGCTTTGGATACTGTTTGTACGACAATACTCTTGGATCAGATCCGTGCCCACGATCTCGGCGCGAATTTGCATCTTGGCCTTGCCGGTGCGCGGGTCGATGGTTTCTGGAATAATACGTAAAATCTGGAGTCCGTCGGGGTTTTCTGGCGTAAAACCGCACGAATAAAGCTGTTTGATCACGTTGTCGTAGTCGATTTTAGAGAGGGGCTTGGCCAATTTATGGTTGGTACCGAAACGGATCTCGAGCTCGTTTTGTCGATGGCCCGTGCGAATGATGGGATTGCTCTCTAAATACTCTTTTACTATATTTTCAAATGCCTGCTTTTGCTGTTTCAATGATTTGTCTGGAGATTTCTCCATTTTATTAGTTAAATATGTGGTATATTATAATATCATATATTTACGCCCTTTTAACTATTTCAATTTTTAAGGGAAACCCAGGTTTCCCTTATGATCCCATCCTTGCAGTAAAAGTCATTGGTGACCTGGGTTTACTTTTTGATTGAAGGGCTTTCCCACGTGATGGCTTGACATACCGTCTGGTACAATTCCGCTTTTTTGTATTTCTTCGTCCCATCGAACACCCCCAGTCGATTCGCTAGCGCCTCCAAATCATCGATTTTATAATTTCCCATCGCTTTCATCGGTTTCAAATAATTATCCAGGCATACTAAACGCCCCTTCATTTCTTGGATATCCTTCCACGTCTTTTTATCCGTGTCCACACTGTATTTCCCCACATTATCACGTTTCAAGACATAATAAGGCGTGTCTTCGTCGTTGTCTGACACAAATTCCAACATGATCTTCGATGTTGGATGGACCAACACCACATTGATCTTATAAAAACAGCACAGTACCATCAGGCACGGGAAGCTGGTTTCTTTTTGGCTGGTCAACAGTTCCGAATGTATTTCTTGGCGGAGTGCGTTCGTGATCTTGTAGTTGGTAGCATACTTTTTATACTCGCATTTCGACACGAATTCCCCGACTTTTTGCTTGATTTCGAGCTCTTTTACCCCGTAATTGCGGCCGACATTGATATATTCGCCGTATCCGTTGGCAATGATGAAAATACACCAAAAGAGTGTGTCGGGTTGTTTGGGCGAGTAGGCACCCGAAAAAGGGGTTTCGATAAGGCCTTCGGCACAACCTTTGGTAGGGCCTTGGGCACACCCTTGGGTAGGGCTCGGACCCGGACCCGGCCCAGGACTCACTCGTATAGGTCGAAACACGTTTTGGGGGGTATTTGGTTCTGTATTCACTGTGAACGGTATCGGGGTGATGTTGCGTCCCTCGCGTTGAAACTCGTTTTTGCGCTGGAGAAGCAGGTCGTCGTTAGATGAGTTGGTGCTGGATCCAAAATCCGCCTCGTTCGAGGTGTCTAGTTCATTGTTGCTCTCAACCTCAATCGTTATATTGTTGGCGGCCGGTTCGGGGTCCTGATTGTGCGATTGGTCTAAAATCGCGCGATACAGACCCTTGGTCAACATATATTGATTCAAATTGAGTAGTGTACTGAAATAGCATTCGTTGTTTGTGTTAAAAAACAATTTATTTAAAAATTTTGACACAAACATGTTCGGGTTGTTGTTGATATATCGCTATAGATTATTGTCGCGATACCTTTATTTTCTTTTTTATAATCATTAGTGCTATGTGTTGTCGCCATCAATAAAATACGTGTTTTTAAATTCCTCTTTTTGGTGTTCCATGGTGACCAGCGATTCCTCCTGATCCTTGATATAGTCCAAGTACTTTTCCAGCTCTTGTATTGTCTCTTCGTTCAAATACGACATGTTCACATACACCCCGCTCTTGTTCTCGTTCAATTTACAATTAGATCTATCTAAAATTTTCAGTATCTCGACTTGGTGGTGCTTGTTCAATCCTTCGATGATATTTTTAATATTGTCTAGCCGTTCCATCTATATATGGTATTATGGAGAACCTATGTTTATTTTGTTTACATAAATTTATTATTTCTGAGGGTAAGTGCTATTCCGAGACGTACATCGTCCTGAAAAAGTACTGGTCTTTGGTAACAATTTTGGGATCGACGGTGTGAAGATGGGGCGGTTTGTAGTGTCCATGTTTCCTATGAAATACTTTATCCATATAATCGTGGAAGGAATGTTCGCTATTGACCTCCGAGAACCTGACGCGGTGGGGCTTATAATCGTGTTTATGGTGCCCATAGACGACATGTAACTGTTTTATTTCCCCCGGGTGGTCCGGATCGGTACAGGTCAAACAATGCGCCGTGTTCTCGACACAGTATTTTATTCCGCCAACAATATCGTTCAATATATGTTTGATGTCGTCAAACAGTGGCGAATCCTGGCCCATATACGTTGAATGGAGAACTTGTGATTTACAAAATATATTACAGTTATCACAAGTGGTTGATCATTGGCACGCGCACTCCATTATTGGTCAGAGGTGTGATGGTGCGACGCATTGACCCATTATTTAGTAGTTTTGTTATTTGACGTCATAACCTATATGGGAGGAACCACAAGCATGGCCGTGATACCTGACGGTAGAAACGACAATAATGACATCATCCAAATCCAAGAAAGGCTCGGGAAAAAATACGCGGTGCCCCTTGATGTCCAGGTCGCCCATTATACCCCCAGCATCTTCCCTTTGGTTCCTATGGTCAATGACGATATTTGCCGGTTGTGCGCGGACTCGTGGAAGCTGATTTGTAATAAACGTGAAAAGACCGAATCCGGTGTCGAGCTCAATGGCATCACCTTATTTTACAACGATTTTTATGAGCGGCTCGAACTGGTAGACGAGAACAAGAAGATTGAGAGTGTGCTGAGTGCGCACTCGACCGGTCTCAATAAAATCGCGGAGAAGGGGGCCATCATCATCCGGATCATCAACTATGCACTGTCGATCAAGAAAAACGACGAACAAACGCAATTCCGGCTATATAATTTGGGGAAAGCCCACACTAAACGCGCGATTCGTCCCTATATGTACTCCATATTTGTGCAGACCTTGTTATATACGATTTCGAACCAACTTGGCCTATACGCCACACACGAGGTGATGGAAGCATGGGCCAATGTGTTTTCGTTTATCATGAAGTCGATGTTGCCGCCCGCGATCAAGGGGCAGACCCTGGAAACCGAGATTTGTATTAATTCGCGGACCGAGTTCTCGTCGGACAATGTCAAGGCCCAAGTTCAAGAAATCAAGTACGAGCGGGAAAAGGCGTTGTCGAGCGTGCGATCGCATATGACGGGTCGGTCGATACATACTACTCATTCTTTGCATGTTGGTGCAGCGAGTCGCCCTCAGAGCGGGGTGGGCGGTAACAGTGTTTATATGCCTAAGCTACCGCTAGTGAGGGCCGATGATGACGATACCGCGGACTTTTGAATTTGTGGTTGTATTGTTATTTTATGGTGCATTTATCATTTTATGGTGCATTTATCATTTTATGGTGCATTTATCATTTTATGGTGCGAAACCATATAAAGAGTAGTTGTGATATATACGTATCAGAGGAAGCTCCCCCGGGAGCCTACTCGATCAACATAATTATGTGTATATGGTAGTAGTTAGACAGTATTAATGATAGTTATAAAAACCATAAAAAAAAAACATAAAAATTGTTAGCGTAAATGCAGGCGATTATAGCTCAGTTGGTTGGAATTGATTCATTTTCCCAACATTAGAGCGATGGTCTTATGAGCCATAGGCCAGCGGTTCAAGTCCGCTTAGTCGCATATATTACGCATTATCGTAACAATTTTTTATAAAATATAAACAAAAGTTGGCTGCATCGATTTTTGATTTGAAAAATCATACTTATGCAGTCGAAAAAATAAATGTTGATATTATTGACACCATTAATCGTGGTCTGGTAGCATAGTCAGGTAGTGCTTGTCACTGTTACTTTTTTGGCTGCATAAATGCAGTCAGTTCAGATATGACACGGTCGAAGGTTCGAATCCTTCCCAGACCGAAATTTACATCAAATTTCATAATTTGTCAATAATTATGAAATTATTTTTTTGGAGATGGGGGTCCATAAGAAACATTTAGGCATAATGTTATGTCCAAATATTTAAAACATCATTTTTGGGCACATGAAAACATTTAGGCATAATGTTATGCAAAACTATTTAAAATTATTTTCTCGGTGTAATGTATATAAAATGAGTAATCCATTTGGGTATGAGATAGTCAAGCAAACTTTTGCGAACGAGAAATGCAGATTATTGAACTCTTACGACGAATACCTGCAAATAAAAGAGGACTATAAAGGCAGAGGCTCTTTCAAATTGGACTACATAGCCAGCTGCGGTCACGAACACAACGTATATTTTAATGTATTCAAGAATCGAAAAACCGGCGTCATTTGCCCCGCGTGTGCAATCTTAAGAAACAATGGACGTATGAAGGAGAAGTTACAGAAAGACAAAACTTGTTTATTCAAGTTAGAATACGACTGCATTCAGTATTTCAAAGGATTGCTGCAAGAACAGTTTGATGTGGTGAAAGCATTTGACGGATGCAAAGCAGATGTCATTTTCAAACCGAAATCCGTAATTGAGGACGAATGGATCGGCATCCAGTTCAAAACCACCCATAAATCCAAGCGCGGGTACGGATTTCATATGCAAAGAGATTACGAAAACTTTGTTATTCTATGTGTTTGCGAAGACGATAAACGTATGTGGGCAATACCGTACGAGCATGTAAATGGTGTATGTAAGATCGCTATCGGGGATAATAGATCTAAATACGACCAATACGAGGTGACCAAAGATAACATAGCAAATAGAATGATGCAACTCTACCATTCTACCCCAAAATTCGAGTTTGAAACGCTGGACACGCCGGTAAATATCTACCAGCAACGCGAGAAGGAATTTCGTAAATATCGCGAAGCAAAGATAGATTTCTTGACATTTACGAATGGAGATATGGAGGGAACGGTGGTGGATTTCATCATAGAGCCAGGTATCAAGGTGCAGGAAAAAGTAGGGGGTTTTATCAAAAAAGGTAATCCGTTATTTAATTTGGGTAAAAACTATGGTAAACGAGCCGACGGTAAACATAATGCTAGTAAGCAATATGATATTGGAGATAATAATATTTATTGGTTGAACTGCGAAGATAAGAAGTACTTTTATGTTATCCCCGAATACGTGTTGATTGAAAAGCAGTTTATAGGTAATTCTACTGAAAAAACACATATGATCAAGTTGCCCAAAATCGAAAACCAACTGAAAAACCCGGATTTCTGGACGAACCCCTACTTATTCGACTACGACAACATAGATAAAGTGCGATTGTTGGGAATCATCGATGAAGTAACCGAGTACATCTCATACCAGGAATGCGACGAGTCTGAATACGAATCTGACGAATCCGACACGTGAAAAAAGTTTGTTTATTATTACAACAATCAACAAACCACAAAACTATCTGACTTAAACAGCTACTTCAGTGCGGCGAAAATCCTCCTGACCCATCGCGTCGTTCTCAAACGCCTCACCATCAGCCTCATCAATGATCGTGTCAAACTTCTTGTTCATCTCGTAGATAGCGAGATCGGTCGCGTCCTTAGCATACCGACCCACCAACATCGCCAAAACATCTTGCATCTTGAAACCGCTCGCCTCCAGACGACGCGACAGCTCATCGAGGTCGCACTCGACCACACTGTTATCATCACCCTCACCGTCTTCACCGTCCTCCTCATCATCTTCATCCTCGTCGTACTCACCTTCCTCTTCGTCGGAATCCTCCGAAGTCTCCACGAGCTGGGTCCGGCAACACGGGCAGGAGAAGTTGTTATGGACCATCGAGGTCGCGAGACACTTGAAACAGAATTTATGACCACACTCCGTGGTGCAGTTGTTTTTCTGGGCATCAATCGTGTCGTAGCAAATGCAACACTCGTTGGTGCTGGCGGAATCCTCGGTCACATTGGTGACAGATTCAGAACCTGCGTCGAATTCTGAGGCAGCTCCAAGGGAGGGGGGTGCGGGGGGAACCGTAGGTTCCCCTGCTTCTTCGCTCGAGGCGCACCACAAGCAACCGCCCGGCTCGCAATGAGCCAGTTGGTTGGGTTGGTACACGGGGAAGCAACCGGAGCACGTAGTGAAGGTAACCAGGTGAGACATTTTGCATATACTAGTTGGGTCAGTTTGGGGTACAGTTCAACATTTCATAACAATTTGATTCAATTTTAAGGGAAACCTACGGAGCAGGGAACCTACGGTTCCCCTGCGACCCCTCCCTTAAACAGTAAGGGATCTTTGTAAACTATCTTGGCTACCATGTTATACATTTGAGGGAGGGGTCGCAGGGGAACCGTAGGTTCCCTGCAAGGATGGCATCTTTATAAACTATCTTGGCTACCATGTTATACATTTAAGGGAAGGGGGGTGCGTGAAAAAATATTCCCAAGCGAAATCGGGAATATTTTTCCTTTTTATTTGTTTTTTACGAACACTGCTTACATCCAGTCGAGTTCACCGGCATCGGCCTTACGGATCAAGTCAGTAACCTTTTTTGTGTTTTCCTTTTGCAGGGCTTTGGAGCGCTGCTCCTCGGCCTTCTGTTGTACCGCAGCCTTTTCTTGCTGACGGCGGGTCAACTGGGTCTCGTACCCGCGCTTACCTCTTCCTCCGGAGGTCTGGCTCCCCCAACCCATCGCTCGGTCGAAGGACTTGTCGGTGGCAATCGAAGTGACAGTGGGTGCGGACATGGTTGTTGTTGGTGGTGTTGTTGTTCAAGGGCTATTGTTAGACTTTTTGTAGAAATTTAATTCAATTTTTTAAGGGAAACCAAGGTTTCCCTTAAGATCCCATCCTTTATCATGTTAATGTGGTTACAAAGATCCCTTACTGTTTAAGGGAAGGGGGGTGCGGGGGAAACCGTAGGTTTCCCTGCTGTGGACGTAACGTTCGTTCGTCACCATATCATCCAATTTCGCAGTTTCAGCTAACAAATACTGTGTGGAGTCTATCTCGGGGAAAAAGGTGTCGCATTCGACCGAACAATCGACCCGGTTGATCAAAAGCTCGGTACACTGCGGGTGTTCTATCGCTTCCGCATAGAGTTTCGCACCTCCAACAACAAAGATGTTCTCGACATGGGTTAGCCGACGCAAATGTTCCAGTGCAGCATCCAATGAATTAAAAAAGTAAATGTTCTCCGACGTGGCACCAAAATAGGGTTTGGCACTGAACGGGTTCATGGACGTGATACACACATTGATACGGTTAGGCAATGGTTTACAGTCCAAACTTTCGAAAGTTTTTCGCCCCATGATGACCGCGTTTATCTTGGATTCGTCGATGCGTTGACAGGTAATGTTTTTGAAATATTTCATGTCGGTTTTGTTACGCCACGGCAGGCCACCATTGACGCCTATACCGCCTTCGCAGGAGGTGGCGGCGACGATGACGAATCCCGGCTTGGCCATAAATAATATAATTGTGATATATTATTTATATTATTTTTTGGGGGGGGTCTATTAGCGTCTTTTGCAGGTACGCTGTTTTTTATTTTTCTTATGTCCCTTTCTTGACTTATGGGGGCGGCGTTTACTTTTACGCATTTTTCTGCCACCGGTTTTGATCGTGTTTGTTTTCTTTTTTTGGCAGGGTATGAACGCTACCGGGAATTTCTTATTGGCATCAAACACTAGGCAGATTTCGTTGTTTTCGTCCAGGGGTATTTTGGCGAGATTATTGGGCGGCAGCACCAATGCGGGTACGGGGAGAGGGGGGTTCATAGTATCCAGAGGACGATTCGATTGGATCAACTGTAAAGGCTCGGACACTGTTGTCGATACGGAAGGCGTAGACGGTCCATTTACTTTCACAGGTTGGATCGTGTCGACCGGTACGTAAGGTACTTTCGTGTCGATAGAATCGGAAGGTTTCACGGGTTCTGTCGCGTCGGTCGAAACTTTCGTTTCGGTAGGTACGTAAGGTTTCACGGGTTCAGTAGGTATAACAGGTTCTTTCGACTCGATCGGTACGTAAGGAACGTAAGGTTTCGTGGGTTCAGTAGGTAGAACAGGTACTTTCGCATCGATAGGCGTGGTGGATACAACAATCGGTTCTTTCGCAGTGGCAGGTTCAGTGGGTTTCGCTTCAGCTTGCACTTCGTCGTCATCGTCACATCGTTTTTTATAATCCGCTTCATATTCGGGTATATCGGCCAAAAAAGAATATGCATTGCTGATCTTTTGAAATGTCTCTTTGTCTCCGCCCTTATCGGGGTGATATTTCGCCGCCAACTTAAAATATTGTTTCTTCACCTCTCTAATGTCCGCATCCCGGTTCACCCCTAAAATTTTGGCACTGTCTTCCTTGTTCTTATCAATATTAATGGTCAAACTATCGTTACAATCTATGCTCATTGATAATAAAAAACAATATAGTTATAGTATCTGGAGAACTTTTACATGGCCACCCTACTCTAAACCGACGAATGTCGGTAACGTAGACGAATGGTTTCATTCGTGTAAATCGTCGTCGTCATAAATATCGTGAACCATAGCGTCCCGCTCCACGTCTTCATCTAAAATATTCAACTTAGGGTGAGAACCGCCGCGGCTCTCCTTCCTTTCCACCAACTTACCAATGACGCAAATATAAGGGTCGTTCAACTCGTAGCGGGTACCAATGACCCGGACCACGATCTTGGCATTCTCCTTGATTTCCGAAAAGTTCTGATCATTGAAATGGTGATCACGAGCAATAAACGCGGTAATCGGCACCGCCCCGGCACTATCGACCACCTCGGCATGAATACCGGCTTTGGTGATGGTTTTCACATCGCACTCGATCAACATCCCCTCGACAGGATGACAAATCATACACTCGAACACGGTCTCAAACTCCACATATTGCCCCATCACGTTGCCGCTGGAATAACGAACCACCTTGATAGACCCGGGGCGGATGAACCCCTCGGCAATGCACTTCCCCTCGTTGCGCCGCGAAATGATTTTTTCTAAATTTTCTTTCATGTTCTTACCTACTTCCACGATGGGGAGAACCACCTTCATGGTTAACAAAGATTGGGTATAGACACCATAAATTTTACGGTTACTTCTATCTTGGTTGCGAGCTTGCATCTATTATAATGATATACTTTTATGTCTATATCATTGTAATCAAACAATGCTATCATTTCAATTTTTAAGGGAAACCTAGGTTTCCCTTATGATCCCTTCCTCTAACTCTGTAAATCGGTTACAAAGATACCTTCCATTAACTCTGTAATCTTGGTTTAAAAGATCCCTTCCCTTAACTCTGTAAAAGATCTTTGTAATTTAGTTATAAAAATAGAAGGAGGGGTCATAGGGGTCAGAGGGCGAAGCCCTCAACCCTTGGGCGCCTACTATGGGCTTCGCCCAAAAGCCCTGAGGGAACCTTCGGTTCCCTTATTTGACAAGTTTATTGAGAACCGCCTTCTCCAAGTCTAAAAACCATGTTTTACCGTCGCGTTTCGTTTTATTATAATACCGCAGTAACATCTCTAAAATAATACACATCCCCGGTTTAACAATCAAATTTTTGCCCGCGTCAGTGTCCTCCGTGTTCTCCTCCGTGTATTTGAACTCCTCCCCCAAAATAATATTAAGTTTTTTCATGATATCCTTCTTCCCTTCCCCCCCGCATCGAGAACCTTTCTTCAATTTATTCTGTAAATCCATGGTTTTAAACACCACATCGTTGTTACGGAACACCTGCATAAATCCTATCAGTCGGCTCATGTTATTCGGCGGGACCAGCGACAACGGTATAATCGCTTTCAGGGCCGCGATACGGTCGGTCGGCTCCGCCGGGTTCCAGGTCAAGGCACTTTCACGCACATAGATCTTAAACTGTTCTTCGCTGGTTTCTGCCAATTTATCAGAAACGAGAACCGCGCACTTTTTCCCCCGTACCTCCACGATTTTAGTATCAAAATAGGCCCGTAATTTCCCATCGTCTTCCGGCTCTGTGCCTTCGTTCTCCAAACTATACAAATATTTTATCAGGATCAAACGGCTCTCTGTTGGTAACGTGTCTAAAAAGTGATGAACCGCAAAATCGAGCATGTCGTTCTCCGGGATACCATGGTTCTCTGTGATAGTAGAAAAAATATATCCCGCGTTCGTAAACCAATCCGATTCTCCGGTCGGTATTTTTCTCGTCTCTTGTGCGCGGATAGTACGCCATTCCTTCAACATTTCGATCGATCGATTCAGATCGCCCACGATGGCATTATATTGATCTGTGAGTGTTTGCTCTTTCGTGCCTTCCGCGCCTTCCGTTCCATCGACACCTTCGGCGACCTCGATCCCTTCTTCCGCTGGCAAAGGTCCCTTCTCCTTAGGTAATTCGTATTCGACATATTCGCGCTTCTGGTCCACCGGTAACACCCGTTCGTAGAGCGAAATCGATTCGTCGGTAATTTCGATCGGTTGAAACGCATAATATTCGCCACGATTCACCAAATACCCTGTACGCCCCCAGCGATCAAACACCACCTCGCCCTTATTATCGACAAACCGGGTCAAAGCATAATCGATATGGCTCGTCGGATATTTTTTCACCACATTGACCGACGCGATCAATTCGTCGCGGCTATAATAGACGCGTTCTCGGAACAGGTCGCGTATCCGCTTGACAATGGCCATGTAGTTCATTTTCAAAAAATCATTGTTGTATGTGTTCTGGATGATGTCGGCCTCCTCGATAGGACCCGCGTTGGGGTCGCACGTAAACGCACAATTATCCGCATAATCACATAATTGAGTATACGGGCGGTCACCGATCTGGTAAGGCACCTCTTCCCCGGCCCGGCTAGAGAGCTGGATGTTGATATCGCGATTTTGCACTAATGCCGTCAGTTTTTCCATTGTAAAATTGGATTGACCCACGTTCAAAATACAATCGACCGCGTTCTCTTTCAGCAGCCGGGTCACGCGACCAATTTGTTCGGCCTTTTTCTCCGCGAATCGGTAGACATATAGATCCGCCGGTTCTTCGTCCACCCCACCTGTCGTAGACGGGCTCGGTAGCGTGCTATGCAGATAAATCTCTACATTACGCTTTTCAAACTCGAGACCACAGTGACTCAGGTTACGTACCCCGCGCCCGATGATCTGCTCAATACGGCTCATGTTATACCAAGGCTCCAAAATATGGATTTGGCGTATATATTTGAAATCCAGCCCCTCTGACCCCGCCTTGGAGATCAAAATCACCTTGACACGTTCGCCGTTCTTGTTGTTCGGGTTCGTCGCGTATTTGATGTCGGCCAAATTATCAGGTGAAAACGCCTTATTACCCGTGATCATGATGTACTTAGCGGGCTGGAAGGGGGTCTCGGGGGAATGCTGGGAGAGCGGGGTCATGGTGAGTGCATCGATAGGCTCGGTTGGTGCATCTTTAAACAACGATTTGGCATGGCTCGCCACACTGAAACGTCCGAGCCCCATTTCCTCCAGGGCGAGGGCGATGGGAACAATACCGCCTTCGATATATTGGGTGTATATCAGTACGATTCCTACCGAATTACGGATAGATTCGCAAATTTTGGCGATTTTACCGCTATATTTTCCGATATTAGTGGGGTGGAACATCCGGTTCTCCTTATATTCGGACTTGTATTCAAAATCATAGATATTAGGTATGGTGCCCTTGTCCTCTTTACGCGACATTATACGGTACAACCCGCGTTTTCCGACAATATTCTTGATGATTTCTTCGTTTCTTTCTTCGGGGTAGGGCTCGACCCCTTCTTCCCCTTGAGTCAGTTCAGCAAGATTAGTTAAAGGGGTCGAAGACCCCGGACCCGAAGGGGTCGATGGGAACGTGATATTAAGGGCTTCCAGGGGCTGCATGAGCAAAATGTAGCCAAAAGAGTCCATATTTTCGAACGACGGAAGTTCTCGAACCTGTCCAAATTTATTGGTCATAATAAAGGTTTTATTACGTAGGTGATTCATGATAAATCCGTAGGCGACGCGTTGATAGTCCCCCATAGGGGACAGGTAGACGGGGGTATGTTTAAGCGGCTCTTCGATGGTGCGGCCGTTCAATTGTTGGACCGGATAGGTCTTCACGGCGGTCAGGGCATTGTCGGGGGAAAAGGTATCTGGATAGATACGGTAAGGAAACGTGTACGGGTTCTCCCCCCGCACATAGGAAACATAGCCGGTGAGTTTACGCCGCAAAAGCTCGCGACCTCCTTCCAATTTCTTCCCGTCCTTGGTGGTGCGTTCCGGTAAAAATTCGCCCTCTTTGTTGAAAACATCGCTCTCGCTAATACTGGCCCGCTTATCCACCGCATTCAACAAGTTGGTCAACCAGATGATCTCTTTATAGCTGTTATACATAGGCGTAGCCGATAACAATACGAGCCGCATGTTATTCGCATAGCGCGCCACCTCCATGAGAAGGGCGGCGGTCTTGGCTTCCTCGCGGTTATCCTCCGAAATACGTATATTATGGGCCTCGTCCACGATGATGAGACGGTTGTCGAAATACTTGTGAATTTTCCGTATGCGTAACTGTTTTTGTTCTTCCATCGAGAACCTGGACGCCTTCGGGATTTCGCTATGACGCCGAATATAGTTCGCTAATTCGGTATATCCCATAAAAGAATAATAACGATTGATGATAGTATTGACTTCACTGACAATGCGATCCTTAGGTATACCGGTCAGGTTGGTGGGGTTGATTTCTTGTAACAGGGCGTTACCAACACACGTGTCCGAGATCCAGCGTCCATTGACCAGTTTCAATTTGCGCTCGTCAAACAGTTGCAGCCGAAAGTTCTGTTGGACATTAGGGCTCGCAATAATCAAGATTTGTTGATTCAGACCAATCTGCTTCATATATGCTCTCGTCTCTTCTGCGATTCCAATGCTGGTACAGGTCTTACCAGTACCCAAACCCTGGTATAAAAGCAATGCATTGTATGGTGTTTGCATGGACATGAAATTTTTCACGAAAAGTTGGTGGGGCATCAACTCAAAATCCACGTTACATAACTTGTTGGCCTGTTCTTTGATATCATAGATGGTGCCGTCGTACTGGGTTTCGTTGAATTCCTTACGCTTAGCGATTTTAATATTGAAGTTAGGATCGTTCAAATCGGGGTATAAAAAATCAAACGTGTCATTGACCAGGTTCTCCCTTTCCACTTTTTCTTTCTCAAATAAAAAAGAATTATCTTGTTCGCCCTCGTTGGCCACGGAGGGTAGTCCGATTTTATCGGTCAATTCCTTCTCTTTTTCAGTCATTTCTTCGATCAGCGCAGGTTCTCCAACAGGATCATCCACAATCGTGTCCGCATCATTTGTATCACTTATAGGTTCGGGTTCGTATTCGTCTTCTTCCGTAACGACAGAATCCAGGTCTATTTTGGTTTCTTCATCTAAATCGGGCTCGGACAGCGGCTCACGCGGTTCACGAACAACCATTTTGACACGTTTTTTGGGTAATTCTTGCACAGGGTGAGAGGGCTCGGACTCGGGCAAAGGCTGTGTCGGTTCAATCTGTAAAGGTTTCAAAGACAACGAGTCCGCGAACAAGGTGGGTGCAGTGACTACGTTAGTCACAACGGCTTTCCGCTTCTTCTCGTTCTCCAAGCAAATGACCAAGGTGATTAATTGTTCCTTGGTCTTCACCCCCGGGGTACGATCGAGAACCGACGGATCGTTGATGAGACTAGCGTGTATTTTTCGCAATTCTGGACCGGTCAAGTTCTCCAATGCCGCCTTGCGAGGTAAATCTGAATCCTGTAAAACATAATTCTTACTACATTCGAGAACCATTTTACGTTTTTTGGGTACGAGGGCCGGTTCAGGTAAAATCGGCTCCGAGATTTCCAACGGATGGAAACTAAACGCCGCCTCCTTCAATTGTTCCAGCGCGGTCGGTTCGGGCTTCGCTATCTCTTCACAAAGACCGGTTTTATTATTTCGACGTGTTCCTTTTTTACAGTATATTTTCTTTTCTCTTCTGGTCTTACTGCTTTTACTGCTTTTACTGCTTTTACTTGACATCCTAATATACTGTCTATATAATATATGAGGATATATTACAACTTTCCGTGCAACCGAAAAAGCGTCAGCGTATTATGAATATTACTAATCAATCGTTTTTTCTCTAAATTATAATCACGTATGGACGCTATACAATCATCGTAAGTTTTCCACTCCATTTTGCTTACTTCGGTAGGCTCAAACGGCTTCATGATCAGTGAGTCCGCGTAAGACATATAGTTCAAATAGTATTTATGCTTATACGACTTGTAGTTTGATCCCGTAAACGTCTCCTCAAATGGTAACAAGTTTTGTATCGGTTTCAGAGACTTGAAATTATAACCGGTTTCTTCCGTAAATTCGCGGAAGGCACATTCAAAATCCTTTTCCTGGTAATTACGTCGCCCTTTCGGAAACCCCCATTCCGCTTCGGTCCAGGTGCCGTAATCGTCGCTCTCCTCAATCATAGAGGCCAAGGTGTAGTAATCGTGCTTGTAATAGATACCGTTTTGTAACAGATTGAATTTTTCTCTGGAAATAGATTCTTCCGACCGGTACTGACTCGAGATGATTTCGTTCCCCCAGATACGCTCCCACGAAGAATTAAAATCTTTGGATAAGAGTGTTTTCTTTTCGTCTTGGGTCATTTGTTTCAACATATTCATCACATATTCTTTGTTGTGGACCGAGTACTTTCCACGCATAAAATCGATATATCCTAACGTGTCTTTTCTCCGGATCATTAAATATTCGAACACGTTCTCTGGATTGATGCGAAACACAATGATACCTATACTGGTAATCGGCATTTTACAGTGATGGTAGTAATGCCCCAACTTACCGCAATTATTACAATAATTATCTGACATTTACAAATATTTTTATAAATAGTAGTCCTCGCTATACGATTAACACCACTAATCTTTATATAACTACATCTTAAAACAAACTATTATGAGGTTCCATTCGGAAATATGGGGTCCCCATTATTGGTTTTTTTTACATACGGTGGCCGAGTCCTATCCTATGTACCCCAACGAAGTGACGAAACGCAAATATTACGATCTGATCACCAATATGCCACTGTTTATACCCGATGCCGAAATGGGTGATAATTTTGGCAAAATGTTAGACAAGTATCCAGTGCAGCCCTATTTAGATAACCGCGACTCCTTTGTCAGGTGGGTTCATTTCATACATAACAAGATCAATGTGAAGCTAGGTAAGCAGGAGATTTCTTTACCGTACGCGCTCGAAAAATATCGCGACGAATACCTGCCCAAACCCATTATATTGAGTGAGCGAATCAATATGCGCCGCCATTACATTCACGCCGCCCTCATCCTATTGTTCGTGTTTTTGATATATTATTATTCAGGGTAACCTACGGTTCCCTCTTACTACGCGCATCTACGCATGGGTTCCTTTATTATGTTGTATAAATATAAGTAGGTTTAGGGTCCATGCGTATCGAAATATTAATCGTATTAGCCGCAGGATTACTTATGGCAAATGTATATACCGACGGCAAATATTTAAAAAAACTATTATCGTATAAAAAATATTACCAAATGGCCGCGATTGCGTTCGGGGCGCTGATGCTCTATGTTCTCATCAAAAAAAACCCGTTACAAGCCAAACAGATGATATCTACCACCAACGACTATATCAAGTATTTGCCCCTCGACCGTAATACCAGCAATTTCATTTCACCCATCCTCGATTTTACGTCCAAACAGGATTTTACGAGCGAAGCCGCCCAATTCAACTATCCTGTCATTCCGATGCCTAACAATCAACAAACGGTCGCCGAGAACCGCATCACGCAGTCCGGTAAAAAGTCTACCAAACGCTCCGTCAGTGAAACCAAGAAAAAATATGTGGCGTCGAACCAGGACTGGAAGTGCGGGGAATGTCAGAAGCAGTTGAACGCCTGGTTCGAGGTAGACCACAAAATCCGCCTCGAATACGGGGGCAGCAACCATATCGATAATTTAGTGGCGCTTTGCCGAGAATGTCACGGAAAAAAGACCACCATCGAGAACCTTTGATCAACCTTTAGCCAGCAAAAATATGACGATATATAAATAATAACATTATCGTCATATGTCTGAACCCTATAGAACGGGCCCCAGCGCATTCAACACGATGATTACAAAAATAATGGATACGTTGCCCATTTTATACCCCATCAAAAATTTCATCCTACACATTCTTCATTTTATACCCGAACTACTACAGAAAAGAGACGTGCTCAGTATCCTCTACATCTACAACGCCATCGAATTTCTACTATTAATCGTCTCCATCATCCTGATCTATCATTATGCGCATAATGCGATGTTCAGTAGCCGAACCCCGGAAGGCATCGTTTTTTTCGTATTTCTCACGCTCATGTTGATGAATGTTGTGCACACGACCTACCTATTCCTCTACAAGGCTGATGTCCAGGGGTGGGCCAAGGCTTTAAAGACCGTCCTTTATTCCTGGTCGCTCTACCTGATCGTCTTCGTGTTTTCATTTATATTATGGTTTTTATCGAGTCTGCCAGGTTGGATATGGCTCGTTATCACCGGCGTCACCCAATTTTTTAAGCGCACTTTGATCACGTTACCGTCTGGGGGAGAAGAATCCCGAATGTTTGTTAAATACGGGGCATTGTATGGTATCATTTTCGCCGTAATTATGGTATTGTTCTATGCCGCCCTCGATCCGGCCGCGCTCTCCACCAATACCTTCACCTACGCCATGTTAATTATTGTGCCCTTATTGGTCGTGCTCTCTTTAGTGATCCCTTTTTCAAACAGTAGCGGCATCAATTTGAATGCGTTCAAGGTCGGCATTGTGGCCCTGTTTTTACTGTCCCTTGTCTATTTCTACGCCAAAACGAATAAAAACGCGTACGAAGTCGTCAGCTTTATTACATTGGTTCTCACCACACTCATGATATTAGGCGGTCTGTCCATTCTCTTTTATGTCGTCGGGAACTATCTGAAGTCGTTGTCGGGTTGGCCAGGGTTCATCGTCTATTTCATTTTTTACATCCCCTGCCTCCTCATCGATTTTGTCAAATATATCTTGAACGAGGCCCGGATGACGGCTAGCCCCATATTCGTCCTGTTAATTGTCGAACTCATCGTAATATTATGTTATATCTACTTGCCGGCAGCGATCAAGCGGATCAATACCTCCAAAAATATCACGTTGTTACCTGGATCCGCGTTTTTAGACATCGGACAGACCTTGGAGAGCGGTAAGATCAATATTGTGCCCCCGTTTATCAAGACCAAAAACAATTTACTGATGCCCGCTGTACCGGTTTACAATCAAAATTACGCCTTTTCGATGTGGGTGTATTTGAACCCCCAGGCCCGTAATTTTGTCGGGTACGCCAACGAATCCACGATTTTTAATTATAATCCGGGCGAGAGCGCGTTCGGGGGAAAGCCTAAAATCACATATTTCAATGATACCAAAAATGCGGCTGAAACCAACAGCCTGGATCAATACTGTATTTACTTTACCAACGACACCACCCAACACGGGTTTTATAAGTTCTCCATGCCCAGCCAAAAATGGAACAACATCGTGGTCAACTTCACGTCGACCCATGCCGATTTATTCGTCAACGGCAATTTAGAATATTCCTACGTCTTTGAAGGAAATTATCCGATGTACCAACCCACCGATTTCATCACGATTGGCCAAGACCAAGGATTGGACGGCGCGATTTGTAACGTGGTGTATTACCCGGCTCCGCTGTCGTTGATCGAAATTACGAATAACTATAATATATTGTCGTTGCGTAATCCCCCGACGCTGAACTAATTGCTCACGAGAGCACGAGAATATATTTATATAATATAATTATAACCAGAATGAATCCGGTGGCGATTGTTTTAGGAATTGTAATTATTATTTTAGCATTCGTTTTGTACAGGTTTTATACGTCGACCGCGACCGCACTGCAAACTTCGCTGATTTCGTTGAAGACGCCCCCTCAACCCATCACGTCCATATCCAGCGCCACGAGCAACCAGTACGCCTATGGAATATGGTTGTATGTCAATTCGTGGGACCCCACCGTCAATAAGGTGATCTTAAACCACAAGGGGACGATGACGATCTACCTGATGGCGGGCCAGCCCTCGTTGGTGGTCGACGTTCAGATGTCGGACAATTCGACCGCATCCACAGTCATCACCAACAACTTCCCTCTACAGAAGTGGGTCTTTATCATCGCCAGTTTAGACAACCAGTTTTTGGACGTGTATTTAGACGGCAAGTTGGTGAAGTCGGCCAAATTGACCAACGCGAATAACGTGACCTTCCCGATCATCCCTCCCGCGACGCCCTTTCTTTATTTAGGGAATAACAACGGCGAAGACCAGTTATATAATGGTGTGAGTGGTTCGGGTAAACCGCCTACCAGCACGGCGTCTTCGTCCAGCGGGTTTGACGCCTATGTCACCTATTTGTACCGGTGGACAGTGGCGATGGACCCTGGAACGGCCTGGCAATATTACATGAAGGGCAATGGCCAGAAGACGATTTTGGGCGCCCTGAATAACTACGGCGTGCAAATGCAGGTGTTGCAGAACGATGTCGTAGCATCTTCCTACAGAATTATTTAGAGGGCTAAGCTAGGTCACAACATTCTATGTGGATGATACGGATGATGTTACACTACGGAGTAACACAATCCATAGATTCTCGTGCATAAATATGTCCAAATTATATAATATGTCGAATCTCCCCCCACCAGTGAAATATCAAACGACCGAATTACCAAATATTGTAAAAAACACCTCCGAATATATTGGAAACGCCGGTCAGACCATCGGAAAGGGCTACAATGACCTCAAAGATAACGTTACCAATACGCTGTCCCAGTTCTCCGACAAGGCGGTGGCCGGGGCCGGGGCGTCCCAACAATTCTTGAACTCCAACACCATCATTGCCAAGTTCGCCTTCGTCGTCCTCATCATGATATTGTTCGTTTACCTCCTAGCTTTAGGATTGAGTTTTATGCAATACTTGTTGAGCCCAGGTAACAACCCTTATTTAGTGAAAGGTATGATCAGCGGAACCACCGGGCTCGTCATCACCCAGGATCCCTCGAACAAAAAATCGGTGACGTTGCGACGTTCGAACAATCAGAAGACCGGCATCGAGTTCACCTGGTCGGTATGGCTCTACATTTCGGACGTGAACAACGTGACGTCATGCAGCCAGACCAACAACACCGCCACCTACCAGAATGTGTTTAACAAGGGCACCAGCGACTGGAGCACCAACGTGGCCCATCTAGGTATCGCCACCACGAACAACGGACCGGGACTTTACCTCGGATTCAAGTCCGGGGTCGCTAGTTTGAGGGTGGTGATGAACACGATGAATTCCGACGGATCGAACAGTGCTGGCCAGGATGCGGTGGTGGATATCCCTAACATTCCTTTGAAGAAATGGATCAACGTTATTGTGCGCATGGAGAACGTGATGTTGGATGTCTATATTAATGGTGTCATTACGGAGCGGGCGATACTGTCTAATGTGCCCAAACAGAACTACGACAACGTCCACGTGTGTGGCAACGGCGGGTTCAACGGCAATTTATCTAATTTAAGGTATTTTGATCGGGCTTTAAGTGTTATTCAGATAAACAATATTGTATTCTGGGGACCGAACACGAGCGCACCGCCCTTGCTTTCCACTACCCGGGGCGGATACGATTATTTGTCGTCGACCTGGTACACTGGTCTCAGCCTCTAAGAAGGGGAAACCGCAGGTTTCCCCTTCAACCCCATCCTTAAACATTAAACCACTTTTGAAATCACCTTGGTAAGAACCTTTGAAACCACTTTAAAATTATGTTACATAGTAGGCTAACATAATTTGTTTTTATTTAAGGGAGGGGTCGCAGGGGTCAGAGGGCGAAGCCCTCAACCCTTGGGCACCTACTATGGGCTTCGCCCAAAAGCCCTGAGGGAACCGTAGGTTCCCTGCTCCATGGGTTCCCCTAATTTGTATCCATATAAGGTAGATTGGCGAATAGTCGAGCAGTGAATTAGTCATGGCAAATCCCGTATTTACTTTTTCATTACCTTCCTATTGTCAGCAACGCCAACAACGTCTACAATTTACGAACCCTCCCCCTCGGTACAACCCTATATCCCCCTACGACCCGTCCAATGGCGGTTTCACCCAGCAGCAGTTGGATATGCGCCGTAAAGCCGAAACCCTCAAATACAGTAACAACAAAAGCTCGACCAAGACCAACAACTATACCAAGGGGCAGCTATGGTCCCAGTTGGTCAACGGTAATTCCAATGTCCAGCGAAACGTGAATTACCCTAACCGCAATATTGTGGTCCAAGACTATACCGGGGGCTACCAAACCATCACCGTAAAATATCCCGACAACCTATCGATCGTACCAACCACCCGATATTTAATCGATTCTTACGGAAATGCTTATATCAACACCAATGCCTACCAAATCGCAGGTCAGACCGGCTATTATTATGTTACCCTCATACCCAACGGTCTCGTCCCTGACTGTGTCATCAAAGACAATGCTCCCACTCCCAGTTCGTCGTGTGATGTTCCCGGACCTATTGTCTATTTGTACAACGACCCGACGATACCTCTTTACAACTATGTTAAAAATACAGCCGCCTACTCCTATGATTCGAACAATGCCACCACCGTCCCCTATCTACTGAAACCGTATTCCGACGTTGCCCTCATCAATGGTCAAAACGGCACATTCCTAACAATGCTGGTCACCGATAAGACCAACAATTCTTTACAAACGTTCTCAGTCGACATCCCTTTTTCAATAAATGTATTAGGAAGAGACTTGTATGGCACGAACGCAAAACAGTCGCATTGGCATTTCCCTAATTTATATACCGGTCTGTATTACATTGAACTTGGGGTATCCTATAATGGCAATTCCGTGCCGTTTCAGAGTCCACCTGTTGTTTCTTTGAACACAGCGTCTGAATCCGGAGGACAGATTTTGACCTATAGCAACGGGGCCTATAGCGGCGATGCATCGCTCTTACGTGTGTTGAATTTTGATGTATCGTTTGCGTCATTACCTACCGGTCCGTCTGATTACTATAGTGCCTCCCTCTACGCCGGCATCCTTTCGATTTCCAACATTGTCCTCCCCACCCAACCCGGATATGTTTATGATTTTTTTATTCAGATCAATACAACCAATGTCACAGTTCCCGTAAGTGAAAGTAACTACAATGCACAATTTGGTAGCACCACAGTCAATGCTACTGCGAATGTCTCGACCAGTGCGACGACTTATAAAAATTGTATGGTATATCCCTTGGCAACAGCACCCGCCCCCTACCAACCCCTTCGTTTCTCATCGTCTTCTTCTTAGGCTGAGGTCTCATCAGACTGGGGCGTCGTGTCGACAACATACCGCACCGAATACTCCAGCATTTTATCAAAATTATCGGGGTAGTTCTCCAGATCGTACGCTAGTTCGTCCGACAAGTTCAATACAGTATATGCCATATAGATGATATTATCGAGCAACATGTTCGCGGTGTCCAGGTAGCTCGACCAGTTCATCAAGGAATATGGGTGCAGAAACACGTTGTCTAGGCAGAACTGGGGGTGCAGCACGAGCGCGGTGGGTTCCACCTTATGGTTACTGACACTCTCCATCCGACTACGAAAATAAGAGCTGTCAATAGCGACCGTACTCTCTTGCAGGTCATAGTACACCCGGATCAAAATATGCATTCTTCCCAAGATGGCTTTGTACGCTGCCGCACGATCCTTTTCTTCGTTGCTTTGAACCTTCGTAAAATGGGTCCGGTGCAACTGTTCCACCGTATCGGCCTTGATATCGTACGTTTTACGCTGCTCCTCGGCTTCGCGCTTCAACCACTCAATGTCCCGAATGATGTCACCAATTTTATCGGCAGACAACTGCGTATAGAGCGCCTTTTTCTTATTATATTCGTCGACCTGGGCAGATAGGCGTTCGAGCTCCGCCGATATATCCGTGACGGGGTGCGCATTATAATAGTTCATCACGTCGTGAACCGATTCTACATTTTTACGGTAATTATCGAATGTTGAATCGAGCTCGACCTGTAGCGATTGTTGCAAATGATCTGGCAGCACCGGTTCGGTATAAATCCCGCCACGTACATTGTCGATGCCGTAATAGCGCATGTACTGTTTGACATAGATGTTGACGTCGAGCGTGTCGATCATGTCGTATTGGCCCAGAACAGATATCGGGGGGTTCTCCTTGACGAACTCGAACATATACCGACATTCTTGGAACAACAGTGCGGGGTCGGTCGTCGGACTCACACAAATAAATGCCTTTTCATTTTCCAATTCTATCGCGTAAATCTTTAGATCCATGGTAGGGCGGTGGTGTATAATTATACTCGCACCTAGTTTTTAAGCCTGTTTCGGATGCACTTAAAATTATCTTAACCCGGTTGTTAAAATAATTTATATAAGGTTTCTATTGTGGGCCGAGGGGGATAGGCGCAATATGGACCTCACGATTAGGGGTCATAGTCGGGTTCAAACACATTTTTTGTTCGGGGAACACCTGACCAGAAATGCATTTATCACGCTCGGAAATCTCGATGCAACCACGGCGCCCCTGGTATTCGCCCACCAAGCACCAGCTCGTTTTAGCGGCCGACACTGGGTTTTGTATCGGGTTCTCCGAGCTGTCCGGTTGATGATCATTCAACTTGATCGGGGCATTGTTGATTTTACTGTCCAAGGGCGTGGTCTTGGTCGATTCGATCAATAAATTGCCGACGTTATGCACCGCACCGCCCGCAATATCCACCCCCAATTTAGCAGTGTCTGTGACTATATCTGTGGTTTTGTTTATCACGGTTCCAGCCGTGAACCCGAAAAGGTATAAGATCTGGTTGATCAAAGGCGCGAAAAAGTCGTAGACCGATTTCAATAAATCTCCGCCCGCAACCAGTAAATTTATTCCTAAAAAGGATAAAACCAATAGGAACACCAATATCCCAATAATCGTATTTTTATTTAGGCGGGGGTTCTCGCTATTCGGTTTGACTTCTTCTACGTACCGGTTCTCCTGTTCCATTCTATGATTAGTTATATAACTAATAGAATATAAAATTCGCGTTGCGTACCGTTAGAGCTTATTATTTGTGGTAGTAGTATAATAAAAATGGCTCTTTTCAATATTATCGAGACGTTTTTCTTTTTAAGTTTAGCAATAACGTTTTTACTGATACTGTTGTTGGTGAACCATTTTAAGCAGCGCATCAATGTTCTCGAACAAAAGTCGGATACGATGTTTGAGATCATCAACAATATTCGTCAACAGATTGATTCCATGATTTACCGCACGAATATGATGCAGTACCAACCGCCCCAAATGGCTCAGAGAGCCTTTCATATTTCTAAAAGTACCCCCGAGGTGGCCGTAGGAGGTACCGAAGACGCCTATTTTGTTCGGACCGAACCGACCGAACCATCCGATCGTATTATTGTCTCCGACGAGGACGACGATGAGGATGAGGATGACGATGAGGATGAGGACGATGAGGACGATGAGGACGACGATGAGGATGAGGACGATGAGGACGACGATGAGGATGAGGACGACGATGAGGACGAGGAAGTTATCGTTTTTGAGGAACAGCGCGCGAACTCCGAACCTAAAATCAAAATCATCAACATGGAGCTCTCGGATACCATCGATGTGGAGAACCTGGAGGGGATCGCTGACCGGGATGATGCGGACGATGCTATCGACACGGAAGACGCACACGATGCAACCGATTTAGAAGAAGTGCCCCCGCTCATGTGCGAGACCGACGACCTGATCATTGAGAAGATGGCGAACGAGGAGACAAACGATCTGGTCGATGCGACCGACACGACAGACCACTCGAAAGATATCTACAGCAAAATGCATGTGCAGGATTTAAAAAAGTTGGTGATTACCAGGGGGCTCTGCAGTGATGCTACCAAGTTGAAGAAGAATGATTTGTTGAAACTGCTCGAGTCATCACAGTAGTGCCCGCAATAGTTTTTAATATATTTTAGATTATATATAAGAGATAAAATATAGTATGTTTTCGCCATTTCAACCTGTAAATTTAGAATGTGCTTATCCCATCATCAAAGAAACGGTTCCTCGTTCTTCTTTAGGCTACGGGACCAACAACAAATACCCCGAGTTTCCCCCCTTAATGAGCGACGGACGCGCGGTTATCGGTTCGTGGCAACCCGAATCGGTGGACAATGCCAGCCTCATCGAGAACAATGGTATCAAGTCTAACTGGGAATATCGCCAGTTTTTGATGAAGAATTCCCAAGACATCTTGGAATACAACTTCCGTGAGGCGTGCAATGATGTGGGGTACTTCAAACGCCCGGTGGATATTCCTAGCATTCAGTCCAACAAGGTCTCGGGGATCCAGACCCCTTATATGTTTGACTCGATGGTGGATAAAACCAAACCGGCGGGGTACGAGCAGAGCGACCTGAAAGATTTGTACTTGACCCGGGAGCAATTGGAGGCACGCCGGATCGCGCCGGTGATCACGCAGGCTGAGTTGCTTAAACAACAGGCACGTTAAGCACGCTAAACATAACACGCTAAGCCGTTACATGTTTAAGGGAAGGATCTTAAGGAAACCGTAGGTTCCCTTAAAAAATTGACTAGTATAGACACTAAAAGTCTAACGGAACCAAACAATAACAACAACATGGCAACAGAGCAAATTATTATGGTGCCAGCGGGCTATTATATCAGCAACATTTCGTATGCACCTATTGTTGGATACGAACAACCAGCACCCCAGCAACCCGAACAAGAAGGAGGTGAGCCTCGTCAGCGGCTTTGGCCCGAAGCGCAAGAAGGATCATTTATGTATAATTTGGACAATCTCATTCTCGCAGGTTATACTCAAAATATCCAAATTTCTAGAGAACAAAAGGAGAACCTATTGACCTTGAAAAGGTTGAATGTGAACACCTTCAAACGGGTCATTTGTGAGTTAAGGTTCTCGGCGAATGAACGTAAAAATTTATTGGCAAGCGTCTGGAGACTCGAGAAACCGGATCTCGCGAGAGAGAATGCCCGCCGAGCCAACATGGCCCGCATGGCCCGTCGCTACAACAACAACCTTCCATTGTAGTCATAGTTTACACCTTCGCGCATTGTAAATGCGCGTGGTAACGTTACTTTGCCACTTGAATCGCCCCCCTGAAGGGGCCGATTTACACCCTTGAAGATTTAAAACCGCGCTTGCGCGGTTCTGTCTTCAAGGGCAACGTTACCGATAAATGAATTAAAACGCACCCTT